GAGAACGGTACTAACTTTAATGTATACTTGAAAGGAGCCACTATGTAATTATATAACCCCACTAATGTTTATTGTTCAGTTTCAAATAAAATTGAACAATAAATTCACATACTTATTATTACTATTAATACTTACATAATCATGTATTCTATACTACAGGCTATTCTATACTGTCTAATAATCAGGTTTATTTATCGTCATGTTTCGTTGCATAACTGTGTGACGATTAATGAGCCAATTGCGAATCACCCTAATATTTATTGCGCTATTAAAAACAATGATCCTATTACAGAACTTCATATTCACGCGATAGATGAATATGAAATAAATTATGATGATTATAATAATACAAACATCACTTGGCGTAATAATAAAGTATATAACATGTAACTCTGGGTTATAATATGTTTATACTAATGTGGTTAATGCCTTAAAGATAATATGTATTTTTTTTTTATTGTACCCTTCCATAAACATTGGATATCCAATAAAAATTATGCGATAAAAAACAACTATAAGTGCTAAAATGCCCATTATAGTGGATAGAGTTGGATGATTATCGTCGCTCATTTCTTATTTATATATATTAAATATTTAATTCTTCTTCATCATCATTGTCGTAAATGATTCTGACATTCGCCCAACCTTTTGATTTGGGTGCCTTTCCATATTGCTTGTCCATGAATTCATACAGTTCTTTTCCTTGAGGTGGCTTGCCGCCGTAGTTTTCCGAGTACCATTGTTTGAATACTTCGAGAACCTCACCCTTCTTGATTTTAGCGCGGTCAGATTCGTCACATTTCTCGATCTTTTCTGAACTGAATGCTAAGAAATAATCCTGACCTTCGCGGTATTTGTTGCTTGTCGCCATCACCACATCACAATCACTGACAGCTCCTTTGCTTTCTTGAGCAATCTGTATTAGTTTTGCCATAAAAGGATACTTCCATATATCGAAATAAGTGTCAAGCTCTTTGTCTTTTTTAAACTGATACGGCTGTTCCATGTCATCGTCACGAGGAGTATCAGTAAACAGAGACATGAATTCGCAAACGCGGATTCTTCTCCACGTACCATTATCTGTTGCGGTAATATCGAATAAAGAGTTGGTACATACAACCAATTTAAATTGAGGTAGAAATTCAACCGAATCTTGATACAACGCCCTTCCTTGAATCATGTCGCCACCAGTCAGTTCCTTCAACATACCTTCATTGATCTTCTCCTTCTTTTGAGGCTCTTGCATCACAGCAAGGCGTTTGCCTTTGAGCTTTGCCAATTCTGGAGTTGCTGAACCGATGTTGGTTCTTTTTTGCGTAATAAGTGTGATGGGAACTGTACCCTTAAGGTCTCCCAAACATTTTGACATTAGGTCAACAAGCATTGATTTGCCATTACTTCCTGCTCCGGTGTAGATATTGAATGTTTGATTCTTAGTAGTTCCAAGCAATGTAGATGCGAGATGTTCCCACATATATTTTCGTAATGATTCCTTTGGGAATAGTTGTTTCATAAAAGCATCAACTTGTGCCATAGAATCTTCCATATTATGAGCTTTTTCATGTGTTTCATTATTGTATGGTTTAATGATAATTTTTTTATTGTTTTCTCCGAATGGAATGTAATTCATTTTAGTAGTCAATGATAGATAGTCTTCGGGCTTTCCAGGACGAAATACGCCTTCATTGAAATCGAAAACGCCATTATCGAATCCAAGCAACATAGGGTTTGAATCGAGTTTTTCTAAAAAGTTGTCCTCTTGGTCCTTGAAAATCGCCTTTGCTTCCTGCATAATACTATTTTTATGACTATTGTTTCTGAGCTGAAGACCCACATTTGAAAAGGTTGCGGAACGTGAGCGCAAATAATTCCATCTCTCTGGGTCCTCTTTTTCGTTGAATGTGGTAATCTCATCCAAACTAATCTTAATTTTGTTTGCATAGACAATGGTCATTTCTTTGGAAATGAGAATAGCCAAGTCGCATGGGTCAGCAGGTACCCACTTGTGATTCTTGAATGTGTACCAAATATTACTTTTGGTGTTTACACACACGAACTTGTCCTTGTACATTTGGTATAATACCATAGCCAAATCGAAATCTGTCTGCTTAGGATAGGTCTGTTCCACGAAATAATCAATCGATTTATCATAAATCTTCTTGAAGTTCGTTGCAAGGGCATCGTTACGAGCCCAATATACAATGGATTTGTAGGTGAGATTTCCTTCACCCACTGACATATCCTTCCACATATCATAATATTTGGGTATTTCAGCGAAATCGAAATCAGAGGATTGACTGCTAAAAATCATCCACGAAATGAATAGTCGATTATCTGTATTTTTAAGAGCACAACCAACTGAAAACCATTTATTATAGGAACCTGCTCCATAATAACTTTCGGGTAAAACCATCGTATATTCGTGTGTTTCTTGAATCTTATATTCGCTTGGTCTAAGAGATTCAAATAATTCAGCAATGGTTCCTTCGAGTTGATCCTGGTCAGTGATGGAAGACAAATCAAGTTCCGAATTAATAAGTTTCAGTTTACGTGGACGCATGGTGCGCTTCTTTCTTGCCTTAGGGTTATTATCTATAGTATCCTTCATATCCTCCTTCACTATGAAAGAAGGATTATTGGTATTCTGAACACTTAGTTTGGTGAAGTTCTTTTTCAAATTGAATTTGTTAACATCAGACTCGATGAATGAGAAGTCATTATCATTGTCGTCGTAAACCAATGTGAACATGTTTGTTAGAGCGTAGGCTTCATTACAAGGCTTCCTACATCCGTATAATTGCCAATTGGTTGTACGATTCGAAATGCCTTCATCATAAACACTATCCCAGTCATTTGTAATTGGTACATCTATAGGACAATCGGCGCCGCTATTTAGAATAGGCAAAGCAGCAATACGCATATATTTCTGAACATTTGTGCTACAGTTGATACCGATGATGATATGAATACCGTCCTTAGTTTCTTTTTCGCACATATTCACTACTGGCTTTTCGAAAACGAACATGTCGAATGTGTCGTTATTCTTAAATTCGAATATTTTTTTTATTATTTCCGAAAACATGCATAGGATAGAGGTAATATCGTCCTTATTATGTTGTCGAGTCTTGACTGATTTATCATATCGATAATCGAAATCAATTGCAACAGGACCCATCTCTCCCTGCTTTTCAGTTAGATATTCATTGCTTCCCTTCATTGCTACCTCTTCTGCAACCAATTTATGTAGTGTATTAACATCTTTGCCAGTAATTGAATAAGATCCTCCATGAATATCTTCAGATTGATTTCCTATTCTTGTATGTGTTATTACTTCGCCAGAAGACTTATTACATTTTTTTTCATATAAGAAATTACGTAGCTTAATAATGGATGTATTGCTCATTGTGTATAATATATAATTAAAGACATTTTTAAATGATTTCAATTTTATTGATAACTCTGTTAAATAAATATACCGTTACGCAATACCATCAAAAAATATATTTACTATAATCAACATAAATACATCTAAATTTATTAATATAAATTCACATATGGCAAATAATTCTATTATGCAAAAGGACTCCATACATCGTCTTGTAAGCGATATTAAAAATATTCGCAAGAATCCGCTTCATAGTGAAGGTATATACTATACACATGACGATGAGGAAATGTTAAAAGGATATGTCATGATTGTTGGACCAGTTGATACACCCTATGAGAATGGGTTATATTTCTTTGATGTGACATTTCCAACAGATTATCCTCATAGTCCACCATCGTTTACTTATTTGACAAACGATGGAAAAACCCGTTTTAACCCGAATTTATATAGAAGTGGTAAGGTATGCCTTTCTATCTTAAATACGTGGCGTGGTGAACAATGGACATCATGTCAAACATTAATCAGTGTATTAATAACATTGGTCACTATATTTAACGAGAATCCATTAATGAATGAGCCTGGTATTATGGCTTCATGTAATGAAATACCTCGATATAATAAAATCATTTCTTATAAAAATTATGAGACTTCGATATATAACTTAGCAATGAGATATAATAATGATACATTAAAAACATGCGAAGAATGTTTTAGAGATGAAATTGTAGAACATATAAACAAAAATAAAAATATAATGTTAGAATCTATCACCAAATTACGTGGAGATTGTGATACTGAATCTGTATCAACTACATTATATCATATGCAAACACATTTGGATTACAATAATTTATACACAAAGATTAAAAATATTAAACTGAAAACATTAAATTAACAAAAAAATTGAAATAAATATATAAGCAATAATATATATATAAATCAAAAGATGAAGTTCTGTAATAAATGCGACAACATGTACTATATTCGCGTTAGCGACGACGATGGAAATAGTCTAACATATTATTGTCGCAATTGTGGCAACGAAGAAACGAATATTCAAGACAATATTTGTGTATCAAAAACAAATTTGAAACGTAAAGAGGACAATTATAATAATATTGTTAATAAGTTTACCAAACATGACCCTACATTGCCGCATATTGACAATATCCCTTGTCCGAATGAATCATGTAAATCAAACGCAACTGAAAAAAGTGTTCCGCGCGACGTGCTATATAAAAGATATGATGAAATGAATTTAAATTATATTTATCAATGTTGTCATTGTGACACTATATGGCACAATAATAATAATATAAATGTATAGAAAAAAAATTGAATTAAAAAAACATTTTTTATAATATATAATATATAAAATGAGTAGTGCTACGGAATCTGATAACTTAAGCAAGATAGATATTAATCAACCGATAATAGATGATGAAGAATTTAACGACAATGTTGGTACTGTTGTAGACAGTGACGATGACGAAGTGCCACCACCACCAACCCACGATGATGATGATTCGGATGATGACGAAGCACCACCACCCCCAACACATGATGATGATGATGATGATGATGATGAAGAATCTGACGACGAGTTTCATGTAAATGACGAGGATGTATACAGCGATGATATAACGTCTACAAAAATAGAGGATGATTCGATTAAACCATCGCCAATTACTCTAAGTGAAGATATTGGCGAAGATGAAGATGATGATAGTGATAATGAACAAGAATATAATAAATTAGAGTTGAATAATTATCAAAATAGTCTATTAGACTATCACCAATCATCTATCTCCCATAACAGTGAAGAAATCGCTGCTATGGCGCAAGTAATAAGAGATAACAAAAATAATATTATCGATGACCTACATAAAACTGTTCCCATTTTAAGTAAATATGAACGAACGCGAGTATTGGGTCAGCGAGCAAAGCAAATAGAAAATGGACATGTTCCTTTCGTTCGTGTAGCCGATACCGTAATCGATAGCTATATTATTGCTGTTCAGGAGATTGAACAGAAGAAATTGCCATTTATTATCCGTCGTCCAATGCCGTCTGGTGCTTCTGAGTATTGGCATTTGAAAGATTTAGAACTTGTTTAAATTTCTATTATGTAAAGCGAAATAAATATATAAAAAAAATATTTTTTTTATACATTTTCATTATTTTAATATCATATAAAATTGATTTCCAAATAAGGTTAAAAAATATAGGATATTATAACTAAGATGGAAACTATTATTGAAGTACCTATTGCCGACAAGACGAAGACCGAATTGTTGGATATATGTAGGTCTCGTAAAATAAAAGGATTCTCGAATAAAAACAAAGAACAGTTGATTGAATTGATTATGAATGTACAGACATCGGTCCAGACACCTGTACTAACGTCGGTTGTACCTATAGATGATAAGATATCGGACGAAATGACAGCTGATATCGAAATAGCGGTTGAAAATATTGTTAATGGTATTAATACTGAAAACGAGAATGTATTTATTAATTTGTACCAACATAACTTGGATACATTAAAGGCGACATTGCCGGATAATATAGTTGAGTCTTTGAGAAAAGAATATGATTATAAAGAAAACAATGAACGAAACATATATGATTTTATTGATGCATATCGCAATGCTATGAAGCAAAAGTTCAATATGGACATGAATCACACTGACTATGAACTACTAACGCGTGTTTCAAAGAATCCCGAAAATATCAAGGTGGTTTGGGGAAATTGTTTGGATAATCTTAAAAAAATGCCCGCTGAAAGTGTGGGTCACATGGTTACTTCACCGCCATATTATAACGCACGTGAATATTCTACATGGCCTAATCTAAAGGCATATATGGATAATATGCGGGAAATTATTACAGAATGCTATCGTGTATTGGATAATCATCGCGTATTTGTCTTTAATATCAGCGATATAGTAGACAATGATAAAATGGATAAAATAAACGCTTTCGGTAAGAGAAAGATTCCTCTTCCAGCGTATTTCATTGTAATGTTTGAAGAGTGTGGATTCACCTTTGTTGATGATATTATTTGGGATAAGGGCGAGGTACAAAGTTCGCGTCATAAAAATGGAAATAAACCTTTTCCATTCTTCCAGTATTCATGTAATTGCTACGAACATATTCTAATCTTCCACAAGCACCGACTGGAAAAGAATATTAAATATCCATGTAATGACTGCGGTAGTTTGATTGTAAAGAGCAACAGTTATACTTCTAAGGGCATAAGGTCGTGGGAATGTAAGAATCCTGACTGTAAAAAAAGTGAATCAGATAGAGGAAAGCGATTTTCACTAAAAACAATTGTAACACAAAATCCATTCAGACAACAGGAGAATTTAATCCCTAAAGAATTGGTTCAACTATGGAGGCGAGATATTCATAAGCTTAGTCCGGTTATTAAAATTAATAATAAAAAAGAAAACAAGCTGGGACATACAGCACCGTTTCCTATAGATATTCCGTTGATGAGTACTTATTACTACAGCTATAAAGGGGATATTGTATTGGATATTTTCGCAGGAAGCTTTACAACAGCCATCGCTGCTCAGAAATTGGGAAGAATTGGAGTAGGGTTTGAATTGAGAAAGGATTTGTTCAAAGATTGTATTTTAACTAATTTAAATAATAAAGAGTGCGTTTATGAAGAAGTGGACCTACAAGAATAACTCGCGTCGTTTGCTTCGTTCGTCGTGGTCAATCCAATATTCATCAATGGTAAAATCTTGCTGCTGCATATTTGCCATTTTTGTATCCCAGAATAAATTTCCTGGTCTATAATCCGAAAGCAGTACGTTTTGGGTTTCACAAAAGTACATTTTTTGTTTACATACAGCTTCATTATGGCTGATATGCAGAGCTCCTGCCTCAGAAAACTGGCGAATAGACAAGCGTTCAAAGTGAATTGGACTATAAAGAATGCCTTTCTTGATCGTTCCCAGATTGTGAATTAAATCATAACATGTATTTCCCAGATATATTTTACTTTTCAAATAGCATTCTATAATGGGTAGGAATGTATCAAGTTTCGCAACAGGAATTAAATCAGTAATATCATGACAATGTAATAGTTGCCATATAAGCGAAAGTTTTACATCAGTAATCGCTTCTTTAGTAGACATACATCCTCGATATGTCGTGAAAATTTGGTCTTCTCCGCCAGGATGACTTCGAATACAATCTTGGCTGCCACCGCTAATGTTTATATAGTAATGACCTGACCATTTATCGTTACCCTTATTCGCCTCTCCATAAGCAATGTTTTCGTGTCTATAAATTGGGACCCAGCCATTTTTTTCCTGTTCAATTTTGAATCGGTCATATTGAATGCGTTGTTCACCTGACCCACTGTAACCGTCCTCTTTTGTGATGTAAATGAAGCACGAGACAGTTTCATTGCCTCCAATATTTCGAAGTAAGTAAGAATCCAGTTCATTCGATTGTAGGTTGTCACGGATAAATTCATACTTGCTGAATGGCATTCTAATCACTATGCCGGGTAAATGAGTTTGTAGATTTGATAGCGACAAATGAGATATGATATCGTAGGGAACAGACGTACGGGAACCTTGTGAGACTCGTTTGGTAGAAAGAGGACCTTCTACCGACGCTTTATCTATATTGCCTATTTTTGTTTGACTTTCTTTTGGAAGCATATTGGTAATTTCCTTAATTAGTTTTTGCATATTGTCGTAAGTAAGTATGTCCGACATGTTGGTTAGTGTTATAAGTATATTAATACAAAAACATAGTTCAATTTTTAAATTCAACTAAAAATAAAAATAGATATATATAGTAGTAGATGGCAACACGAAAATATCATAGAAAACCCAATAAGTTTAGAAAAGCTCGTTCAAAAAGACAAAGAGGAGGAAATCAAGACGATCAAGACGAAAAGGATACATATCTTTTTGAGGCAATTGGTAATCATGATTACGACAAAGTTGAAGATGCCTTAAATAACAGAGCTAATGTGAATGCTCTGAATAACGATGGTGATACACCACTTATACACGCAATTAATTCTGGAGAATATGATGTCATTGAATTATTACTTGAAAATGGCGCTGATGTAACAAACGAAGAACAGTCACTGGCTGAAGACCTGGAAGAAGACGACCAAGACCAATCTGGTATTCCTTATTTGATAGAAAAACACATAGAAATAAAAAAGAAAAAAGACGATTTTTTATTAAAACAAAATATTGTCGCACAGACTATTCCAAAAGTTTTGGAAAGACAAGAAGATAGGAAAAACCTAGCTATGGTTATGAGTGAAAAAGATGTAGGGAATGTAGGTGATGGAACAATGCCTTATGAACTACGACATGAAATAGGAAAATATCTAGGGGGCGGTAAAAGAAGAACACGAAAGTCCAAAAAATCCAAAAAATCCAAAAGGAAATCCAAAAGGAAATCCAAGAGACATTAATAAATGGTTCTATTTCTATCTAAAAAGTTTAAGTAGATATTAAATCCATTAATTCTTTTTCTGTTATATGTTTCTGAAATTGTAATATATAACACACATCAAATATATACGATTCTTCGCCACCTCCTTCAATATCTAAATCCAATATATACTTAACACAAAATTCTGGAGTGAGTTTTTGTGTTGCTAATAGTATTTTTTCATCAAGATGATTTTCCACAATATTCTGTTCGAGAATTTCAATAGAATATGTATATCTATTATTGAGTAAATCAGTATTAGTTACTTTCATTGGTATTTTAATTCATTTAAAATATAAGTAATAAAAAACATATAATTAATCAATTTTTTTTTATACAAAATATTCAATGGCGTAAACAATTAAAAATGGATTTTTTATAAAAATGTTCCAGAGATTTGTTAAAATATTTACACAATTTATCATCATTTTTATATACGTATGCGTTTTTACAGTTATAAATATATTGCATACGCGAATCCAATAAAATAGGAAGATTATACGCACGAGCATAGTTAATAGTGGACGTTAATTTATTACGATAATACATGGAATTTCTTTCTTCGGAAATACATGGAAATACGCAATAACACGACAAAAACATGCGATGATAGTCTAAGAATCCAAGATCACATTTTATTTCTACTTTATCTTTATATAATACATATAGGTCTATTAATTCGGGACAAGGTGGCCCTTTTCCGATAATAATGAATTTAAATGGAAACTCATATGTCCCCTCTAAAATTTTAGAAAGCAATTTGAAATCTCTTCTATATGCACTTAATTCGCCCTGTATAATATAAGTAGGTATATCGTTTTTTATTTTTGGTTCCTTACAAAATGGCAATACATCACAATAGATATAATTATTATTATTCAATGGAGTAACAAAGTGTACATTTGGTAATAGTTTCATGTCAGCTGATACATCATGACATATATAGTGATGATTGTGTGCTATGTTAGATTTAACAATTTCGTATTCAATTCCATATACGCTACAATTAATCAAATAGTCATATCCAAAAAAATCATGTTTATTGATAGTCACGTTTGGATATTTATCCTTTATGTATGCTGAATATTCCACATTTTCTTTCATTTCTAAAAATATATGAGGGGGCGAATGTTGTTTATTTATGTTCAGTATTTTATAATATTTATGAATTACCGTCTCAATAATTTCATAATGATATGGTTTATTATTTATTAGTAGTAATATCATTATTTATTATATCGTCAGATAATAATATACACAAATCATATTACTAAGTTGTTTTATCTAAATATACTTACATTCATCCTGCGATTATTTGTTTTTAAATGAGTATAATATAAATATCTGTTATAAAAACTTTAATATGGGTATATAAATGGAAATAATGCATGGACATGAATGGACTGGTGAAGTAGAAGAACTTCTTGAAAAATTGCGCATTAACTGCGTCAATCTAAGCGAATATCATAGACAACAATACTATCATTATAAGGGATATGGAAAGTATTTTAGAATTCCAATTATACTTCTTGCTTCAATCAATTCAACTGCTTCGGTTGGTTTACAGCCAGTTTTACAGCAACAAATTATTAGTGGTATCACGTGTTTAATAGGAATGTTAATGGGTATTTTAGGTGCGATTGAATTATATTTAGGTATTCAAGATGCAATGGAATTAGAATTAAAACAATCAAAGGAATTTTATTCTTTAGCGATCGATGTTTATAAAGTATTAGCACTACGTAGAGAGAACAGGGGAGGAGATGGAAAAGATTATTTAAATAGTCAATATTCTTATTATGTTAAACTATGCGAATCAAGTAATTTATTGACAAGAAAATTGAAAATGGATATGTTAATAAGTATTCCAGATTATACGATGGATTCGCCAGCAATAATAACAAATGTGTATAATAGACAGTCATCATCTATTTATACAAAACCTCGTCCAAGTCTTAATTCGGATAATATCAACTTGATTGAATTAAATAAACTATCTGGCAATAATGTTGCTACTAATATTGTAAACGATTCTATACCAAATAATACTAATACTGTCCTACAAGAATCAGTAAATGAGAATCAAGAAGAAATGCTTGATGCTTCAGAAATTGCTTTAAATATTGAAACGCAAACCAGTACAGATGAAAATGTATAAATTCATAATTTACATCATTATAGTAAATTATGAAAAAACGGATATAATTAATATGTAATAAAAAAAATAATATTTTGTTATAATTTTAATAAGTTAAAACTTCCATCTATTCGCGCAATCCATACAGGTAACAAATGTGGTCATAGGCTCATCAGCGCTTCTGGTTTGTAATTGATAATACGTACAATTGTTGCTTTTACACTTGAAGCAAGTAAATTCACTGGAAGCATTGTGGCGCGATTCGTATTTACTTTTATCGCGCTTTCTCTTTATATCAATCATTGCGTCCCATCTTTCAGGATCCATTTCCTGATGAGTCAAGAACGCAATTTCATGTGGTTTAATTGTATTGGATTCGATCATTTTTTTCAAATGAGGAGTATTTTTAACATTGAAATACAATGTTCGCAGCTTGTCCGAATAAATTCGAACAAAATAAGAATTATCCCATTTTTTTACAATATTTCTACGCGATGCCTCTTTTAGTGCACTGTTAAACAGACCTTTCTCCAGATTAATCGCCTGTTTGTCTGTATATGAAACTATTTTCCTCAACTGTTTTGCCACATTACTGCGAAATGATATATCGTCTTCTACTTTTAGAGATGCCATGATTATTACAGTATTATTACGGTTAATATTTAAATCAATTTTTTTATTCTTCATCGCTATATTCATATTCCTCGTAATCTAATTCTGAACCACAATCATCAGTTGTTTCTTCATCTTCTTCTTCTTCTTCTTCTACAACAGTAGTGCCATCTTCTTCACTCGAATCAACTAAATAAGACACTCCTTCATCCTCCTCATCGTCGTCCTCGTCATCCTCGCCTACACCTGCTTCTACTCCAATACATTCATCATCGCTATTATCGACAACAAATCCATCCTTGAGATATCCTCCGACTTTTGTTTTCAATGATGCCGGTAGATCCTCGAGTTCATCTTCTTCGTCTTCATCGTCAAACTCGTCCAAATTTTCAAATCCTCCGAATAGACTTTCATAAATGTTATTCCAATCCTTCACTGAAAGGCTATCCAACTCGCCCTGCTTATTTTTATTGATAATCGCAAAGTTCCCGAAATATAGGTCATTGTCAATGGGAGGAGGCATGTCATATTTGTTTTCAGTATTCGCCTTGCCTTCGTCTCTTGCATATACACTAATGTTAAATGTTTTTTTTCCAACAATGAGATTGTTCCATGAGTGACGTAAATCGAATCCATCCGCCTTTCTAAAATTGCATGATTTATATAAATTCTCCGCATCTTTACACGAAGATTGTTTAATTGAACCATTCTTTTCTATAACAATAATATCTGTCATTATTTTGTATTGATTATAATAAATGGGTTTAAATCGTTTATATACTTTATATACTTTATATTAATGACATTATACTTGGAAAAACCTACAATTATTATTACAGGAGGGACAGGATTTATTGGTTCTCATACTTGTGTGGAATTAATGGATTCTTATCATTTAGTAGTGATTGACAATCTTATCAATTCAAATAAGAATGTAATCAGTAAAATCAAGGAAATTACCCAAACAGACAATATTACCTTTTACGAGACAGATATGCTTGATATAGTATCCTTAAATGATATTTTCAGAAAGCACAATCCTGTTGGCGTTATTCATTTTGCAGGATTAAAAGCTGTGGGAGAATCTATCAATAAACCTTGTTATTATTATCAAAATAACTTGATTAGTACATTAAATTTATTAGAAGCAATGGAAACTTATAAATGTTATAATTTGATTTTTTCTTCTTCCGCAACTGTTTATGGAACTCAAAAATCCCCTTTAAAAGAAGATTTTACAATCGGTCAAAATATTACCAATCCTTATGGTCAAACAAAATTTATGATTGAACAAATATTAAAAGATATGTGTATTTCCAATAATAAATGGAATATAATCTCATTACGCTATTTCAATCCGGTTGGTGCACATAAATCAGGTTTAATTGGTGAAAATCCGAATGATATTCCTAATAATTTAATGCCTTATATCTTAAAAGTAGGAATCAACAACAATACCATATACGATTTAGGCTCTCAATTTGATAAGCTTAAAATATTTGGTAACGATTACAATACTCCAGACGGAACAGGACAAAGGGATTTTATTCATGTAGTAGATTTAGCAAAAGGACATGTATCCGCTTTACAAAAGATACATGAATTAAATGGATATCATGTTTTCAATCTGGGAACAGGAAATCCTACAAGTGTGTTAGAATTGGTAAATACATTTGAATCGGTAAATGATGTGAAAATTCATTTTGAATATGTAGATAAGAGAGATGGTGACGTAGATTGTAGCTTCTGTGATCCAGAATATACATATAGTGTATTACACTGGAAAACGGAATTGAGTATAGAAGATATGTGTAAAGATGCATGGTATTTTCAAACACTCAATACATATTGATTGTCTTAAATTGATTTAAATGGTTTATATAATTTATAGTAATGAAACTATACTTGGAAAATATACAAGATATAAATATGAAGAAATTAATAGACTATAAAACATCGACAACAAAGGAGGTCAAATTATATTCACCAGATGGAATATTTGTCATAGATAAAAATAATTACAAAAAAGAATTAATAAACGAAGGTGAATCTACAAAGATAACTTATGATAAAACTAATTTAGTAACAGATACAAGTACATTATACTATGAGAATGAAAATAAAATTCCATATGAACATATACAAGTGGAATATACGAAACATATGTATTATTTAAGACAAAAGGCAATCGTCGGATTTTGTGTTGTTTATTCGAAAGGATGTATCGTGGATGCTTATTTTGAAAGCAAGAAATATAATGAAAATGATTATGCTTTAAAGGAGGAAGTGTTGTCGTTTATTAAGTTGATAAATTAATATTTTATAAGTATATTATGATACATTGGTTAGTATATAATATAATAATATCATTATTAATAATTGTCATGAGTCATTATCTATATAATTATTTCATTATTCATTTTACTAAGCCGAAAATTATAGATATGATTACCCAACCAAATGAAAAATACAATGATATTTTAGATAAAATTTCATCTGATAACACATTACCAATTGTTCGCGCTACACAAGAAAAGAGTGATGATGAATCTGTATCCACAAATATGGTAGACGAATTACAAAACTTTTTGAATACGCAGATTCAATCCCAAGAAGCCCATTAATAGACAATATAGTTATGATTTAAAGATGCAGGCTTATAATAACTATAATAATGTTATCTGATTACGATAAAAAAACTATTCTCAAACAATTTCCCAAAATAGAACTTTGTTATGATAAAATAAATCATAATAAAGTTTCCACTGATTACTGTATCGCAATCCCACAAGGGAGAAAATGCTTTGCATGGTTTACCTGCTTCAAAAACAAGTATGTATGTATTTTGTTGGAGCAAGGATTTCAAAATAAAACAACGGATATTCGAATTTATAATTGTTGCTTTAAAAATGAGCTGGCGTTTGGTACTATATTGTATGGAACATTCTTGGATCATCGATTCTTCTATATTGAAGATATTTATCATTATAAAAATAGCAGTGTTCAAACTATGAACAATCACAAAAAAATGACATTACTAAAAACTATATTTGAAACCGAAATTAAGCGCGTGTCGTATTTGAAAAACGATATCATATTTGGACTACCGATAATTAAATCTAATTACGACGACTTATATAATAGCATTATTCAACTTCCATATAAAGTACATGCAGTACAATTTAGAAATATGAACAATACGTTTCGATGTACATATCCTATGAAAAATGAGACTATTACGCGAGCAAACTTTGTAGTGAAGGCATCATTACAAAATGATATTTACGAACTATATTATACTGTAACTAAACGCGGATTAATGCGATATGGTACGGCACGTATTCCTAATTACAGCACAAGTGTAATGATGAATAAATTATTTAGGACAATTAAAGAAAATGATAATTTAGATAGATTAGAGGAAAGTGACGATGAAGACGAATTTGAGAATGTGGATTTGGATAAATATGTAGATTTGAATAAGCGCGTAATTATGGATTGTATATATGACAGTAAATTTAAGAAATGGACGCCAATTAAAGTGAGTGCGAATAAAACAGTTGTAAATGATTACGAAATCAAACGCATGGAAAAATAAAATAGTGCATTATATTATATGTCTAAATTTTCTGATTTTAGCTATAGTCCATACACAAATTCAACAAATAGTCAATTCAATCCGGCATTGTATAATAACAAAGGAGCAAATGCTGGATGCGTTGGAACAAAAAACATGGCTGGAGGCTCTAATATCACAACCAGTTCATTTTATGGGTTAAAAAGTGTCGATGCTGATACTGCTTCTACTATGCGTGGTTCATATGCACCTGTAACTATACAATCACATAGTCAATGCGCTGGAAGTAGAAAGCGTCGCTCAAAAAAAGGAACTAAGAAATCGCGCAAATATGTTCGCAAAACATGTGGCATGTGTAAATGCTGTAAATGTAAATGTTCTACATGCCGCGTTAGCAAAACATCTCGCAAAAGTTGTAACTGTAAATGTTGCAAATGTAAATGCGCTAAATGTCGCCGCAGCAAAACGTCTCGCAAAAGATGTAGCCTCAAATGTAAATGTGTTAAATGTCGTAGCAACAAATCAAAAAAAACCAGACGTCGTCGACGCACAGTTAAACGAATTAAAATGAAAGGAGGAAGCGCTTTGAGTAATGCCAGTTACACAACACTCACCAAATTATCACCTACTGAAAGCATGATGGCATCACCTATCCCTTTTGCTAAAACTGAAACATGTGTTGATAATTACAATCATTTCAAAGCTTAATAAGACACTTTCCTTTTGGTATATTCTCAGTCGGTACAGACTTGCCTCTCAAATTGGTAGGGTCTTTGCTTGATGCTCTCATAACGGTATAATTTTCTTTTTTATAATAAGTATACCGTTTCCTATATTGATTCAAGAATACGTCGTGTTGGTCTACAATATCAATCACAATCGGCTGTGTATGTTTCGCTCGTAAAATACGACCAATAGATTGGGTAACATCTGTCTTGGGTGTTGCCATAACAAGTGTGGTCAATGTTTTAATATCCAATGCTTCTGATGCCATTGCATACGTGGCAATAATAATATTTTTGGTTTCACTCAGTTTCAAATCTTTTTCTTTCATACCACCCAAATAATATCCCACTGTAGCAATCTTGCGTTCTTCAATTGCATTGAATAAGTAGGTGAGTAAGTTTTTATTATGCGCCAAAATCATGATTTGTTGACCGTCATTTGAATTATATAAATCACGAACAATGTCGATGATGAACTCGCTTCGTGGAACAAATTTACATAATTTTGAAATCATAGTACTGTATTTTGGGTTTCCTCGAAAATCGTATTCCATTTCATTGAATTCGTCGTCTTCACAAATATAATCGTATGCTCGTACAATCACATTATCAGTGCCTTCACGCTTTTCTTTGTAAATAATATCTCCTAAAAACATTTTGAATACTTTTGACAGACCATCCTTTCTCTGCATTGTTGCTGATAATCCGAGTACACATGGTGTTACGATTTTGAACAATGACCGGACAAATACTTCGGCAGCGATATGATGAACTTCATCAACTACAATAAGTCCGAAACTGGAGAATAATTCGTATGGATATTCTTTCATGGACAACGATTGTAACATACCAATAACGATATCTTTATCTTCGATATCGCATATCTTGCCTTGAATTCTTCCGATACGCGTATTTGGTAGAAACTGTTCAATACGCTCAATCCATTGGTTCAATAAAAATCCTTTGTGAACAATTACCAACGTTTTTTTCTTAAGTTTGGCGATAATACTTAGTGCACATATTGTTTTACCTCTACCGCAGGGTACTTCTAACAATCCTCCTCCAAATCCGTCAGTAACTGACCTCATATATGTATCGACAATGTTTTCTTGATAATCGCGTAACCCTCCTTCGAATGTGAGATTTATTTCTTCACCAGGTGTTAGTTGGATTTCTTGTGGTGGTCCGAACTTTTTTTCGCCATAATAACGTGGAACGTATAATTTCTGAGAGGATTCTCTATAAACCGGGAATTTTTCGACTTTTACCATACTTTTAGGAACATGAGGTCCTACTCGCAATTCATCGCACACAGTTTTATATGTAGAATCACTAATACTATTTTTATAAACTGTATAACCTTTTTGACCCAAATATGTTTTGGCTTCTACTGACATTGTATTTTATGATAATATATGTTTAACATTTTTTCATCAATTTTAAATAATAAAAAATGTTATTATGATATATATGCAATCTTTAAAAAGTTTATTTAATCAAGTAAAATCAGGTGAAATGATGGTAGCAGTTGTCTTATTAGTATACGTATTAGTAGACGTCAAGACTCCTGATAGTTTAGCTGAACTAATTGACACAGTATATGGACAAATTGCCATTATATTAGGCGCACTGGCTCTATTCACAAATAGTCATCAATTGGTTGGAATATTAGGGTTATTTGCTGCTTATTTGCTTGTCGTACGTTCAAGTAAGACAACCGGTTCATTTGCGGTGGAACATCTCATGCCATCCGAAGAAAATAAATATGATGAAATGATTGAAGCAAATGCTCCTGTCCCTCAATCATTAGAAGAAGATGTTGTCAAAAATATGGTACCTTTAGTTCAAGATATGCCAAGCGGTGATCAATCATATCAACCAATATTGGATAGTACTATCGATAGTTCAATGCTATAAATCCTTTATAAAAATTTAATTTGCAATATTTATTATAAATTAAATTTATTCTTTTACTTCTTTAAATTTATCCCAGCCTGATTTGGTAATTTTATATACACCCATTAAGCCAATAAATGAAATTACTATTATTATCACAGGATTGGAAAAAAATTCTTTGAAATCAAAGCTACTATCACTGTCATCCCCAGTCTCACTATTATCAGAACCAGATTTGTTTACATTGTATAATATCTCTCCTTGTTCACCTACTGGAGAACAATCAATGTAAATACCTTTTCCTGCCACTGTTTTAGCATTACCTGTTTTATTATAAAATAACATGGGTCCGGTTTGGGTTGAATAAGAATGTGTACTAATAATTTTAGACAACTTATTGATGTATTTTTCACTTAGCGCCACGTATCCATTAGATGGATGATACACAACGTAATTATTAGTTCCGGAACACGGACTATACATTAAGGACCCTTCGTACGAATAAAATGCCGATTTGGGTATGAATTCCTCTAATGTAAAATTAGATAAATTGACGTTTACACTCTCTCCACTTCTCGGAGCACTGGAGGAAGCAAAATTAATAATTGATTGTAACAGCTGAGTAGATGTAGACGACTCTTCACTTTTTTTAATAGGAATACATACCAAAAAATTATTACCATCTCCTCTGTGATTAATTACAATTTCGCCTGCTTCTCGCTTTCCTGAATATGTATGAATAGATGGAATATAAATTCGTATATCTACTACCTCCATATTTGTTGAATTGTATTTGACTGGAGGGACTTGTGTAGCCGAATGTTCGATCGCCAAATACTCGCCTTTATTATGTACAAGACATTTACTTTTAGGATAGTTATGTATATAACTGCATTTTGATGAACATTCTGCTTTAACTGATCCTTGAGATATATCTATCGGTGCTGTAGAATTGTTACAACTCATTAATATAACTATATAAATAAAAAATCTGCTTTTAATTTATATAATAAAAAATGAAAAAAATTATGAAGATAAATAAGCAAAAAAAATCCTCATTTAGAAGAAAAGACAAAAATCTTCGTAAAAAAACACTCAAGAAGTATCACAAAAAATCCGTCGCTAAAGGGAAGAAACAAAAAGGTGGAATTGAACTTTCGCGTGTTGAAGAAATTACGCCTAAGATTCGTATTTCATCTTTTGCAAATAATGACATGAAACAAAAACAGAAGGGAGGAAAACGACGTAAAGAAATACAAAACATGTTTCTAAAGGCTAATAAGTTTGCAAATGAATACATAGAAAAAAATGTAGAGCGTGTATCAAGTGGTGGCAAAATGATGAAGACTAACTTTATTAATTTTAGAAATCTATTCAATTCAAAGAGTGAAGAAACTATTAAAAAGGAGCAGGAATATAACAATCAAAAAGAAACAGAAGAAGACGCAGAAGAAAATGGTGAAGAAGACGCAGAAGAAAATAGTGAAGAAGACACAGAAGAAAATGGTGAAGAAGACACAGAAGAAAATGGTGAAGAAGAAAATGGTGAAGAAGAAAATGGTGAAGAAGAAAATGGTGAAGAAGAAGGAGAAGAACAACAAGAAGAACCAAATAAAAATTCAAAATTTAGCAAACTTGTGTCAAGAAACAGGGGAAAGGAAGACCCTATTGAACCTGATTTATCAGAGCATGATAGCACAACTGATGATAAAATAATGATCAACAAAGAGAAAGATAAATATGTATGGATACGGGTAAATATTCCGAGAGATAAGGATGTATTAGTTCAATCTGATACATCAGGTACACTTGAAGAAACACTTAAAACATTCAAGGAACAGCCTGCAGAATAGGGTATTAACCTTCAGAACCCCTCCTTTTTTTCCTCACAGTAGAAATAGTTTTCACATATGTCTGTTTCATATCATGAAAATCATGAAATGTAAGCAATATACTATCTATCAAATAATTAATTTCTTTACATTCAATATAGGTGGTTTTTAGTCGTATTAGTCCAACTGCTACATGTTGATTAAATAAGTCAGTGTCTTGTAACAAATCATAAGTAAAATAGTTATGATTGGATTTATCTAATAATTTATCTAATAGGTTCATATAACGTGAAAATTCTTGTTCTATAAAGCTGGTCAGTGTTTTACTATTTTGATTATTAAAGAATCTATAAATGGGGCTTAATAGTGGCATACATTCGTCCCTCTGTAATATGTTGCCAATGACGAGTGGTTTTTCATTATCATTAATATCCTTTAATAAATCAACTCTTTCACAAAACTCATCAAATATTTTTCTATATGATTCATCTTCTTTAAATGATGGATGATTTGTTGTGATATTCATTGTAAACTCAATATTATATTAAAATATTTTATATTTAATATCATATTTCCGGAATCCTAATTATCTGCGTTTCGACGCACGTTTTCCTGATGCTGTATTAGCAATACCAATACCTTTGGGTGTGTTAGATAAACTGAATGTATTATTATTATACAACAATCGAAGTCCAAATGGATTTGCTGTTGGTGGAATTATATTAAACATAAAATTTCTCATATAATATTATAGAATAATATAATATTATCACAAAAAACCATTAGACCTATGAAGTTATTAATTTATATAGAAAATCCTATAAATTAATAAAATACGCAAAACACGGTCTTTAATAAAACTATGGACTCTATTATACAAGTCGCCACTGCTATCCACATGTAATATGATTATATTATTATTATTTCATATAAAACCATTAGATGAATGGAATGTATCTCATAGGTGCGTTGTCATAAACTGTCACCTTGAATGTATCATTATATCCTTCAATGAAAACAGTGTCTCCATTATATAAATTATCGCATCCATATTCATTTGTACAACTACGTCCATTATGTGATACTGGTAATTTAATTCCTCGCTCTTTGTCATTTATACAGTAATATTGCCATTTATCTCGATTAGTAATTAATGGTCGTCCCATTAACGGTAATATAGTAGTCCCATTCTTACCATTTAGTGGTGTTAAAATACCAACTTGTCTATATGTTTCGTCTACTCCTTGTGTGGGAACATTGACTGGTATATATCCTCTTATGTCTCTTGCAGCAACCAAAAAACGCTCATCCTTTAAAGGTGGAGAATAAGGGTCACTCATAGTATCGTGAGCTGGCGGTAAATTAGTATATCCGTAATTGGGACGAAGATGTGAATGTGAGGCTGGTTCTCTCTGAACGACAACAGTATTATTTTTTTGAGATAGAGAGAAAAGGTATACAATTGCAATAATTAAAATGATTACAATAAGAATAATCGTTACATTTTCAAAACATATTACACCAGGTGCACATTTCTTAACCATATTATATTAAGTATTTAATATAATATAATATTGTTGATTGTCTAAATTAATTATTTAGAACCGCCCATACCGTGACCTAATGACTGAACCATTTTACTGAGACCTTCAATATTTTTCATGTCGAATCCTTTTAACATATCTTTGGCATTGTTTAACATTGGCTCTAAAGTTTTCATGGATTCACCTAACTGTTTTTGTCTATCCATTAATTGCATAGTATCTTTCGTTAAGTTTGACATACCATCTCCGCCTATCAACTTCTCAAGGTTTCCATAAGATTCCTTGATACTTTTGTCGTAATCTATCGAATCTCCGCCAACGGCAGAATCATCGCCAGTTGCATCATCTGTACCACCGGACATAGTTGCCATATTTTCAAATAAAGCCTTCTTCTTGCTACTTAGTTCTACACCAGTTATATTTGTTTTTGCTATTTTTGATGAAGCTACTACTGTTTCCTGTAGACCCATAGATGCCATAAACTCTCTTGTTTTTTTAGCTGTGAATAATACATTTGTTGTTGTCATAGCAGCCAATAGAATGATAATCATATTCTTACTAAAGTAACTGGTTAAGAATCCGACTAAGATAAAAAGAATCAATGAATCAAACTCTTGTAAAGTAATATATCCTAACACATTTGTAATTGAAAAAAACAATGTGGCATATAATACATATTTGTTCGTTAGTAAATTAGTAATACTTTTCAAGTTCATTATATATATATTTCCCGAGAAAATATATATTTAATTAATCATATGTTGTTATTACTATTCTAACAAAAATGACTCTCTCTTGATTTTTACATACGAGTCTTGGAACGAGTCTTGGACCGACCATTGTAACGAGACTTGGAGCGAGATTTTGATTTACGAGTATTGGAACGAGTCTTGGAATGAGATTTTGATTTACGTGTTTTAGATCTACGCGAGTTTGTTCCGTACTTATATCCTCCTCTACGTCTTCTGGTTCTTGAACCACCTGGTCCTGCTACTGCTGTTGGATCTACAAGTCTTCGTGCGTTAGGATCCGCTTCAGGATTCAATGGGTTAAGGGCAGCAAGCGGATCATTTACTGGTGCATTCACCGGTGCAGCCGGTAATCGAGGTGGTCGTTGGGGTACACGTTGATTGCCACCTGGACCACCTGGACCGCCTGGATTATTCGCGCCATCTAACATACCTTCTACTTCTGTTAATTGTGTGTTTATCGCAGCAAGTTCTCGTTCAATATCGGTATTTTCGTCCAGTAGCCTAATTGCTCTATCTAAACCAGCTATAATAGTGGTTAATTCCGCATCAGCTCCATCGGTATCTCTTAAACGGACTACAAGTTCGTCACGTGCATTTGTGCACTCGTTTTTTGCGTCGACTATTCCTTGAATTTTACCAACTAATGTTCCTATTTTTTGGGTAATCGCTTGAAGAGCTGTAAGCGTGGTTGTCCTCGATTGATTCAACACACCTGCTTTTCGTGTAATTTCAGCAAGTCTTTCGTTAAGTTGCACAACTTTTGCGTTTAATCCTAAATTTGCGTCAGCCATAAGTATAATATATTATATGAAAATAAAATATATTATGCGATTATGAGTTTTTAATTCCCTTTATTTTTTACGCCTATTTGTTTTTCGGTTCTTGCGTTTTTTACGCGTGGTCCTCTTTTTACTTCCACCGAATGACGTCTTAAATATGTTAAGATAAAACTGCTTATTATTAGCAGACCATGAAGCTTCAGTTTTTTTAAATTTATGTTCTCTATCCCATTCCATTAATTTTGTTGCTGCGTTAGATGTCTTAGTAGATGTATTACCTGGAGTGGTTTTATCATATATTTCATTCTTTAATTTATTAATTAAAGCTTGACGTTGATTTTTTTTTGAGTCAGTTGCGACTGCTGGTGGTGTTTCTACTGCTGCTGGTGACGCTACTGGTGTTTCTACTGGTGCGGGTGCTACTGGTGCGGGTGCTACTGGTGTTTCTACTGATGCTGATGGTATTTCTACGGTGTCTTCTATGGATGTTTCTTCAGTTGATGCTGGTATATCTACTGTTGTTGCTGTTTCTACTGCTGTGGAACTATCCACAGCAGCGTCATTGGTTTTAACCTTATCTTCTGTTTCTTCTACACCTTTCTGAAGTCCATCAATATCTCCTTCTAAATCTACCAACGCAGCTCCAAGTTCTTCTCCATTTGTTTTAACCTCGTTTACTTTATCATTTGTTTCGTCTGTAATTTGTTGAATTGTAGCAATATTAGCAGCCAATGATTCATTCAATGTAACTATTTCTGCTGCTTGTGTAGCAATAGTTTTTTCAAATCCTTCTTGTAGTACTTTTTGTGCTGCGCTATTCTCTCCTGTTTGATTTTCAAGCACCAACTTTTCAGCATCAAACGCCGCTTTTGCAGTAGCCATCAATGCTATTTGTGCAAGTGTTTCCTCTTTACATTTAGAAATCTCAAGATTGGCAGCTATCAATCCTTCTGACGCAGTACCAAATCTCTCGCTCGCAGCAGTAATATTAGCGACAGATTCTTGGATTTTCACAATCTTCTGTCTAATTTCAGAAATCTTTCCCATGTTTGTAGTCTTATTTTCAGAACTTTGTGTAAGTATACCAGCAATCCTATTTTTCAATTCTTCGATTTTATCAGTGAAAGACATAATGTATATATATTACTCAAATAATATATAATTGTACTAAAGTAAACCTTAAATAGTATCTTTATCTGTGATATTAACAATTTCATCAATTTCTTTTTGTATAAGATTCATCTCTGTTACTATTTTTTTCTGCTGCGACTTAGCTTTATTTATTGATTTATCCGCCCCATCGGTTTGTTCTAATAAGTTATCTAAATAGTCCGCAATTACACTCATAGACCGGTATTGTTCTTCCTTTATTTTTTTAATATAATTATAGTGTTTCTTGTAATTCGTTTTCACTTCAGACAAAAAGTTATTTTCATTAGATAATTTATTAACATTACTGTATTTATCCTTCAACATATTCTTTCTATAACCCAACTCTATTTGCAAATTATCTAATAATTTATCGCGTATTGAAATATCCATATATAAATACTTACTATAAATAATTACATGATAATTTATCTATATGTGTTACCATTCAGCCAAAAATATAAGACCATCCAAAAAAATAAATATCAGAAAATCTACAATGTAGATGTCTATTAAAATAGAAAAAATAATTTATTCAAATTATAATTATTTGTCTATGAGTTGATGTAAAAGGAAATATATTCTAATTGGGAGTGTTAGATACCATGTATGTATATTCTATGTCAAATATATTATTATTATTAACTTCTTGTTTTTTGATTAATTTTGTGTTAATATAATCGTTACATGTACCACAATGGTCTTGATTTGAATAATCAATAACAAGAGCGGTTTGCTCTTTAGACCGTATAGCCCATCTTCCCGTAGGAACCTTGCTGATTTGACCAGATGTTCTAATAACATTTAATACATGTGATAATGTAATGCGTGATGGAATCGACATTTTATATTTTATATAAGTAATAGTGTATATTAATGTATATTCATTTTTTATAACTATTCAATGATAAAAAACGTAATACATTTAATTTTAATTATACAGAAATTTCTGGTTCTGGGATAGAATTAAATACATGAAATACAGTCTGTTGTTGTTTAATGTTATTATAAAAGGCAATTACTTTCTTACTCAGTTTGATTTTAGAAACATCAAACGATTTCAAATATAGTCCGTCTAATGATTTTACACGGGAAAGAGCTACGTAGGTTTGACCACAAGCAAATACATTTGAACCAATGTCGATTTCAGCACAGTCCATTGTTGCTCCTTGCGACTTATGAATCGTGATTGCCCATGATAATCTTAGAGGAACTTGTTTTACACCAATTGTCTTTATTTTTTCACTTTGCCATTTATGATATCCAACTGTTTTCACGATATTATTTTGGAACTTCACTGTTGGAAATCCTTCCTTAGTGAATTCAGTAATGATCCCTTGACTACCATTACAAATATCATTGTCCATATCAATATTCGCAATACACATAACTTGAGCACCCACCTTAAGTTGAAGAACATTATCGCAATTCACATTCTTCATTAGAAATTCGGCCTCATATTCCACTTCATTCGGCGTAAATATGTTGTATTTACTACTATTTGAAATGTCTTTGCCATATTCATCGAGTACGTCACAATCACATCGCCCTTTTGTAAATGACACGCGTTCTCCAGGAATGTTTTTCATTTCTCTTTCATTAATTGCGTCTACCTTCGACCGTGTCGGGCAAATAACTGTGGGCTTCATAATATTTACAGTATTATCAATTGTGCGCCCTACATACGATTGTAACGTTGCTACCGACGATTTGGTCATTTTTCCATCACGAATCTGTGTAAGAATTTTAATATAACGCTCATCGGTTTGGCGAAAAATCTTGTCAAAAATAATCTGCTTATCAAATACTTGATTCCACAATTCAGATTCAAAACAATACTTACATGTTTCCGGTTCGTCCATATTACCTACTGGAGATAATTGATGAAAATCGCCTGAGAAGATGACCTGTATTCCACCGAATATCCGGTCATTTGAACGACATTTCTTGGCAATCAAATTCAAAGCATGAAACAATTTAGATGACATCATGCTTACTTCATCGATAATCAATATGTCTACTTTCTTCCAGTTTCTCTTTTTGAACTTATTAAGAGAAATATCTATTGCCAGTCTCTCAATATCTCCACTACATAGACCGACTCCAGCCCATGAGTGAATAGTTTTAGCATTACATTGAAGCAAAATACATGCACATCCAGTAAGAGCACATACGTTACATTCTTTTTCATTCTTTTTTGCATCTTCTACAATGAGCTTTATAAGTTGTGATTTTCCAGTTCCGCCTGGACCAGTAATAAATACATTCTTTCCTTCCTGATAGCATTCAAATGCTTCTTGTTGCGTGCTTGATAATTGCATTGTGTAATTTATATATTATATATAATGATTTTACAAAATCAATTTTAATAAATACTATTTGTTAGAATTGTTTTAAATTATTATTACCCTATGATATAATTGATTTTTTATGAAGTATTTAGGTGGTAAACAACGATTGGGAAAATATATTGCACCAGAACTACTTGGTATATGGGAGAATGATGACTCATTAGTTGGCTATATGGAACCATTCTGTGGCTCATTGGGTGTATTAAAAAACATGGCCGCCGATGAAAGTGTCAAAAAAATACATGCAAATGACTATCATCCAGACTTGATACAAATGTGGAAGGAAGTTAAAGCAGGTACATTCAAATTCCCATCTTCCATATCAGAGAAGGAATATAATGACGCGAAAGAATTGAAGAGTCCGAGCGCTATGAAAGCCTTTGTAGGATTTGGTATGAGTTTTGGAGGGCGTTTTTTTGGTGCGTATTCTCAGAAATATCTTAACGGCAAGAAGGAAGATTTCTGTAAAGAAATGGTGAATAGTTTGAATCGCATTGGACCTGTACTGAAAAAAGTGAAATTTACGAATAAGGATTATAAAACATTAAAACCGAAGAACATGTTGGTATATTGTGATCCTCCTTACGCCGTAACTAAATGGCCTATTAAATATCGTCGAGATACCAAGAAGTATGACGTATTTGATAACGATGAATTTTGGGATGTAGTTCGTGACTGGAGTAAAAATAACATAGTAGTTGTTTCCGAAACACATGCTCCAGACGATTTCATAGAATTTTGGCATTTAGAACGATACCGAAGTGCTGCCCAAAGTAAGAAAACACGTTTCAGTGAAAAATCAAAAGAAGCATCGGAGACACATAATGTAGAAAAGTTGTTTGTACATGAATCACTAATTGATAGATTATCCGAATCCTATAAATAAATATACCAAAAAACTAACTTCAATTTTCCCACATTTTACTTCTTTTTTGTGATTTACATCAGTCCGTCTATAATGTCACCTCGAATTTTCTCCCATTTTGAACTTCCACCTTTACCGCCTTTATGTGTAACCTGATCGTCGTGAATCCTATAGTAAAGTAGCACCTCCTCCATGTTATGAATATATCCGAATGTCTTCAACATACGCAATTCTAATTCAAAATCCTCTGCCATTTCACGTAATTCTCTATTATAATTACCCGCTTGTAAAACAGACGATTTACGATAACAAACGGTTGGATGATTAATGAACCAATGTTTCGGCTTTTGTTTATATTCTTCCCACGATACAGATTGATGGTGTGTTATATTAATAATATCGTTATTGTTTGTAAAACATTTTATCTGAGCACCACATATATGGACTTCCGGATGTTCCAGCATATATGTTAATTGAGTATTAATTCTATTTGGTACCATAATATCATCACTGTCCATTTTTAGAATAAGTTCATGACTGCACATCTCAATTCCTTTATTTAATGTGTAACCTATTCCTTTATTTCCATCATTTTCTTCGTATTTCAATGTTGTGAATCGCATTTTGTCAATAAAAATATCGAGGGTTTTCTTCAATAAATGGGTATGTAATTCATCGGAACCATCATTTATCCATACAATTTCAATATTGACATTTCCTTCTTGATCCATAATGGATTGTAAACAATCATTTACGTATTTTGTCTTTGTATTATAACTCGAAATTAGAATAGATACACTGTGTTCAGAAGGCATAAACTGTGGCTTTAATTCTAATGTGTTCATAATATCATATTTTCCTTGAAATGTGGAGCCCCATTCTTGAAACGCATATATTTTCCCATGTGCTTTGTATTCAAAACCTGTTGCATGTATTGGTAAAAAGCTATAACTGGGGAAAATAGTTACATCATTATATAATCCGGTGTTGTAAATACGTGTCAATAGTCCTGGACCAACTGTTATCCATGCTCGTTTTTTGGTTCGTTCTACATTAATGTCATTGTGTAGAATCCAATCAATTGCTGCTTTTACTAATGGATGTTTGGGCGGAAATCCCATTGTACCTGTTGCGATTAATCCAGGTCGTACCTTTTCTTGTTCCCATCCAGCAAATGCTTTCGTTGATAGCAATGTATTATCAATTGGTTCAATACATATTGAATCGGCATCCAAAAATACACCACCATAGTGATATAATATTTCCCACCTCATTATATCAGCTTTCCCATTAATTTCAGTCATATCATCTATTTTCTCTTGACATTGAAATTTCATATTTCGTTTTATTATTTCGGATTCATTCCATCGTATATAATCCATTTGTTTGTTTTTATTTTTCCAAGTATTCATATGTTTTGAAGGCGCTGACACGTCTCCGATCCAAAGTTGATGGATAATATTAGGTATCATTGTTTTTTCAGATGGTATAATATAATAATAAAGAATAGGTTTATATTCATATAAAACATAAATGTTATAACTATATTAATGGTTACGTTTGTTACATGCTGGTATGAATTACAATCTAAGTACGATAAAGATTCATATGAACGATGGATAGATAATTTTTTATCAAATGTCAATAATTTTAATTTGGTTATTTTTACAAACAAACATAGTTACCATATGGTTGAACACTATAGAGAGAATCCGAAAATTCGAATTGTACTTCGCGAATTAGAAGAATTTTATAATTATCGGTACAAAGAACAATGGATTAAAAACCACGATAAAAATGTACTATTAAATAACAAAACGTGCTGGGAGGTAAATATGTTGTGGAATGAAAAGACGCATTTTGTGGAACATGCATATAATCACCAATATTTTGAATCAGACTGGTGGGGATGGTGCGATATTGGATATTTTAGAGGTAGACCTTGTGACTTAAATATAGATTTGATAAAACAATGGCCAAATGAAGATATAATAAATGAATTAGATAAAAATAAGATTCATTATGGAAATGTAAATGGAGATATGACACGTACATATGAAATATACAAACGAATAATGGTGAAAAATGAGAATGGACTGCCATTTGTAGAAATTCCACCCGACGAGATTTTTATTGCTGCTGGGTTCTTTGTTATTTATGAAAAAAATATTGCTTGGTGGAATGACACGCATGACCGTAAATTGAAATTATATTTTGATAACGAATATTTGGTAAAAGATGACCAAATAATAGTTCTGGATAACATTGTAAGTCATATAAAACAAATAAAAATTCATACGGAATTTTCAAATGGACAATACGATAACTGGTTCATGTTTCAACGACTATTATTAAGTATATAAATAGTTAAAGCATTATAATTTTTGACTGGGTTATAGAGGCAAGGTCTACAGCCAAGTGGTCTCTACCAACATAGCGAACATGGCTTGTGCTATTGGTGTAAATATGGCACGAGCCATAAATAAAACGAGTAATCTAGAAAAATAATTATTCCTGTCATCTTTTCTTTAATTCCCACTATGGATTTAATTACACATATAATCAATTTTTATTATATATAAAAATAATAATACCTGCTCTATCATGCTCTCAGCATGCGCCAAAAAAAAACAGAGCATATCAGCGATATTCAGGAAGCGTGGATAGTGTAGCTTATAAAATTGATTCAATTGTATTTGTTATCTAATACAACAACATAACAATAATGACCCGTACTACCAAAATGAATAATATTATAGAAGAACGATACCAAATTTGTATATCTTTGTATCTTATCAAAAAGGAAACGGACAATAAAATCAGAGAGCAAGGAGAGAGAGGTGAAGACCAGAGCAATTATATCACACTTTTTACTTCACCTGCTTTTATCAAGACACATTTTGGACCCTTTCTCAGCACTCCACTCTATACAGAAATAGAGACGCGGATTAGGCATACTGGCGATACGAAGTGTCTGGCTCGTCACGAAAACAAATTATATTCTGGGAATTGGGATAATACTATACACGTTTGGACAGCTGGAACAAACACAGAAAGTCACGAAACGATAGCGATTTTGAGAGGGCATACTGATTATGTGTATTGTATTTCTATTCATGAGAACAAATTATATTCTGGTAGTGGGGATAGGACTATCCGTATTTGGGCAGCTGTAACAAATACAGAAACTTACGAAACGATAGCGATTTTGAGAGGGCATACTGATTATGTGTATTGTCTTGCTGCTTTTGGAAACAAACTGTATTCTGGGAGTAATGATAAAACTATCCGCATTTGGAACACAGAAACTTACGAAGAAATAGCGATTTTGAGAGGGCATTTTGATTGGGTGTGGTGTCTCATGCTTCATGAGAACAAATTGTATTCTGGGAGTAGGGATCATACTATTCGCATTTGGAACACAGAAACTTACGAAGAAATAGCGACTTTGGAAGGACATGACAGAGGTGTGTGGTGTCTAGCTCGTCATGAGAACAAATTGTATTCTGGGAGTAGTGATGAAACTATCCGCGTTTGGACAGCTGGAACAAATACAGAAACTTACGAAGAAATAGCGATTTTGAGAGGGCATAATGAAGATGTGAGTTGTCTCACTATTCGTGAGAACAAATTGTATTCTGAGAGTGGGTATAATACTATCCGTATTTGGAAGATTTAAATATTGACAAAAAAAAACAGGGCGTCCCCTGTGATTGCTTTCCGGTTTCGACGCGGATTTTCGCCTACACCCCATCAATAATAATATGACAAGAGTTCGACTGGGAAATTGATACCATTGGCTAGCCATCCGTAATCGGAAATATAGCCGATATCAAAATCCGTAATTTATTAACTATTGTAGTGCAATTCTAAACTAAAACAGATGCATCATATATTCATCATCGTGTTCAAATGGATAATACTCGATGGAAGTATACCCATAATTATCATCAAGTCAAACTGATCGAGGGAGGGGTCAGCTCCACAAGTAGTTCGTCGCATACAACTTTTAATTATGGCCAGTTGTATGTTTTTAACAGGATAAATAACCAAAACAAATGATTTCAACATTACACAGAGGGAACGAGGCGATTTTCGGTGGTTTCGCCCAGGTATACACTTAAACCATGCTTCAAATGAATGAAGTGGTTGTATGCCTTCCTTTTTTTACACTTTCGAAGGGAGTGTTTTTTCACGCTGTCTGTGTCTAACTTTACATTAAATCCGTATTAGATAAGCCAAGCCAGAAGCTTATCTACCTTCTATTTTTTTACAAAAAACGTACTTCAATTTTTTTGTACAATACCTCAATAAAAAACAGGGCGTCCCCCGGATTGCTTTCCGCTTTCGACACGGATTTCGCCGATTCCTTATTATATTACATAATTAGATCATCAACTGGGAAACCTATAACGACAGGAGATATTCACAAATGGAATATTTGTCTAACCATTTCCGTAGTATTATTATTAATAATTGTAGTGCAATTCTAAACTAAAACTATAGCATCACATCCAACCAAATTCCATCCAAGCAACTAAATCACCCCGTTAGAGATGACCAGTTACAGATAATACCACGTCAAACTCATTTTCATGGTGGGGGCCTATTCCACCAATCCAACAAATTACCACATACGGCCGATTAAGGAAATATGTGTTTAACTGATACAACAGACTTCATTTGATTTTCATACTACACAGAGGGAACGGGACGATTTTTGGTGGTTTCGTCCAGGAATTTTTTTACAATATAGTAATGTATAATTGGGTCGGCATCCAACTAAAAATTGCATCCTATCCTTTTTTCCATCAGCATCCAGGGCTGAAACTATACATTTACATTTGTAAATCATTCCATTTAATTACACTTTCGAGGGAAGTGCTTTTCACGCTATCTGTGTCTAACTTTACCATACTTGAGCTAAGTTAGTAGCCCATCTATTATTTAGCATACAAATCATGAATCAATTTTTTTTGTAGTTTTTTTTACTAAGGGAACGGTTTTTTTGAGAGGTCCAACTTTTTTGAGTTGATAAATACATAGAAAAAATTGAAGTATGTATTTACCATAAGTATTTTTTAATTAACACACCAACAAGAGAATTTCATCTGAATACCATTAAGTCAAGTCATGTCAAGTAAAGGTAACAAATCTTTACATAGATGTATATTTTGTAATAGTCTGTCGCATGTAGAAGCAAACTGCAACAGCAACATGAAGGGTCGCCGACAAATGCTGACTGATATAGGAAGGAACTTCATGTTAGAGGACACCTTGCCCAATTTCAAATCGTTTCCAATAAACGAATTGAGATTTATCGCGTCAAAATACGAGGTTTCCCAAAAAATACCAAATAAGCGCGATGTGAGAACTTGTATGAGTAGGTATTTCGGTAGAGAATGTGAGGTTGAGTATTTATACTCTCCTATCCCACCCACTCTTACAAAATCTCGCATGATAAGCGATTTTGTCCGTCGATGGACAATCTACGAAAGTGTTCGCAACAATCACAACCACGAAAAACCGGAAGACGAAGATTGTCCCATTTGTATGGATTGTATGTCTACTTCCACATGGAATCCCCGCAAACTGAACTGGGACATGGTTGCGGCTAAGTCATCTGTACCAGACGCATTATTTGCTAACAATATTCGAACTCAATGTGGACATACCTTTTGTGGCGGCTGTTGGGAATTGCACGTAAGGGCAAACAGTAAGTTCGAATACCACGAGAATAGGTTTCACGAAGAACCAACTGGACGAATGGTGGTGTCTTGTCCGATGTGTCGACATAAAATGCATTATGTAAGATAACAAAATAGAAACTCATAAAAAATAGAAACAATATAAGGTGTTTTTTTTTCTATATGATGTAATTCATATTTGGTATTTTATTATAGTTGGTAATTATATATGAATACACAACTACAAATCGTGGTTGCTTACTACAATCATTTAGATTTTTTTGAAGCTATAAAATACATTAACTATTCTGAATGTATAATCTATAATAAATCATCAAATAATACATTATTACATGACAAGATAGCATATATACCATACTCAAAAATAAATACAATAGAATCGTTGGAAAATATCGGGCGAGAAGGAGAGACGTATTTACATCATATTATTAAAAATTATGATAATCTTAGTGAATACACGCTATTTATTCAAGACGATACAGACAATCATATTCATAACATTCAGGACTTTATAAATAATACAGAGAGAACTATAAATAATATGGAACCTATACATCAGTATGAGACCACGTGGGATAAAAATGAAAAAATAACAAAACGACTTATTCGGAATGGAAGGTGTCATTTATCCACATTTAGTCATACTTACACGATTCGAGATGCGTGCAAGGAGTTAAATATTGAACTGCCACCTATTTATATCACGCCAACCTGTGCATTTTTTATACTACATAAAAATACAATAAAAAAAAGGTCAAAAGAGTTTTATATTAGTATACGTACATGGCTTCTACAAAATGAGGAGAATGGGTATATATTAGAACATCTGTGGAAAATTATTTTCGATTACGAGAATACGGGCATTACTAAAAAAAAAGAACCAAAGATACCCACCACAGAATTAGTTAACAATATGGAATCTTCTATAATAACTCATTCTCTTAGGAAACACAATGCCAATTAGTAGGAAATAAATCGGCGGTGCTTGTTTTAATGTCTTTTCCAAACCAAAGCTTAGGATACGTTACAATTTTATTCGTATCGCGATTCAAGTATGCTCCCCACCAACTAAATGTACTATTGGCAATAATGTTATGATTACAACATGACATCAATATAAGTTCTTCATAATCTTCTAATTCTATTTCGCATAATTTAAATTGTATATGCGGAAAATTTATTCCCAGAAAGCACATATTTTTGTTTATTTGAATACTATCTTGTTTCTCTCCAAAACATAGAACGGTTATTTTATTAGAATCATAATTTAAATAGGAATTTGTCTTATTTATCTGTTTAATGATATAGTTCAAGGAATCAATATAATATTGTAATGGTAGAATAGGATGTGTATCTGGACCTGCTATTTTATAGTCTCCTATCCTAAAATGTAATGATATGTAAGTAGAACAGTTAAAATTAAATTTCAATTGAACTACATTTTTGTAATGATTTAAGTTCAATAGGGCAGGAATATCATTTTTAATATGTTCAAAAAAACGATAGGATTGAAAATATCCGAATAAAATTATATTTTTTTCTGAATATGGTATCTGGGTATAATTCGATTCTTCTCGGTATAATAGATTAAATGTTTTCCATAAAGCATCGCCTTTGTCTACTATATATTTATTCATATTCGACAAAAAGGTATCCCAATATACAGGACGTAGCGATGTATTGTCTACCGGAGATATATAATCCAGTTTATCCTTAGATAATACTATCTGTTTTTTGTGCTCAATTCCATACGATATACATGTAAAAAGTTGAAATAACTGATTACCAAGTCCTCCTATCAATTTAACCGTTATCATTAAATAATATTTAATGATAAAAAATAGTATCGACTTTTTACTAAACTTATATAGAAATAGAATATTTTTTTAGGATTGCTGATGGTATAAGCGTTTCTTTCATTGTTTCCAACTTCTTGAAGCACTTATTGATAGTTACTTCGCTAATTTCACTAATAGCATTAATATCCTTCTTAGTAATATTTAGTGTGAAATACTGGGAAACGAAATAAATAATGCCTGCTGCGATGGAGTGAGGAGTATTTTCGGGAATCAAATTATTCTGTTCTATGCGAACTGCGATAAACTGACATACTTTAGTAAGCTCTCCATTAACACTTAATCTACTACAGAAACGCTGTATGAAAGCAGTAGGTTTTGTCCTACAGAACGATGTTTTTTCGTTGTTTTCCATATCATTTTCCATATCATTAATAATAGACATTGCGTTCTTACAGCCTTTAGTGGCGCTGGTATTGTCCAGATTGAAAATAGTAGCAATTTCTTTTGCAGTTCTGGGATTGTCGTTTACACGACATGAAATATAAATGGAAGCGGAAATAATACCATCGCGATTTAAACCTCTAAATGTTTTTTGTTCGGATATTTTTTTGTGATAACGAATCGCGTCGTCAATGATAATTTTAGGTATTCCATGTTTAGATGCCATATTACTAATCTTTTGAAACTCATCATATTGCGATTTTTCCTTATATGGCATAGATTGCCACTCTGTGTATCGTCTAATTTTTCTCATTTCATAGGTGGTTTTTCCAGCACATATTACCTTACATCCATACGAAGATTCTTTTAACAATGGATTAATTGGCATACCACATCGTGTTGGGTCACTACCATGATTATCATCCGCTCCATAAAATCGCCATTCTGCACTTTGATCCAAAATATCCTTATAAATAATACCACATTTAACATTGGTACATCCTAAGAATCCCTCCTCTGTTATCGCCAATGAATACTTACAACTATCGCAGCTTTCTCGCTCACCATATTTTCGATATACACATTCAATTGGCTCCTTATTATTATACTCCTTGTCAAAGGCATTCCATATCTTTGCTTTATCTATTTTCGTGTTACGATTCTTCTTGGTTTTTTTTGTATCATTGGTGGTAATATTCATTAAAGTTTATTGTATTTATTATCTTATATTTAAATCAATTTTTAAATATATTATTTGATAAATAACTAGTCATTTTTTAGGTTAAATGTATTATACAAATTAATTTTATATTACCATAATTTATATGGGAAACGGTCAATCAAATAATTCAAATGAAGATAAGGGCGACACCAAATTATCAAAATCTATAGATGTAATAGCAGCAAACTATATATTAACGCAAAATTTTACGGATATGGTGAATTTAAGAGACCCGAAGTATTGTGACAATTTAGTGATTATGACATCTGATGTAATGTCTAAGAATTTGAATAATAAAGAAATCACATACTTGTCACAAAAAATAAAAGACGGCGTTGAAGTTAACGAACTTACAAATGATAGTGTTTTATATTTAAAAAAATCAAATGTGGATAAACTCGACGTTAGAACAGTCGCAAAAAAAAAGAGATTATGTAATGGGATTGCCAAATATTATATTAGAATAGCTCATATTTTCTCGGCAATTATTACCACTATCAATCCTTCTTATACCTACAAGGATTCATATGGGTCAACTGTTAAGGTTGACTTGAAAAATAAAGACACTATACCCAAAGGTACTGAGGTTAAAATAGATCGCATTAATTTATGTAGTAGACGAGTAAATGCTCTTGTAAATAATCGCGACTTTACTGGAGAGAATGGTAAAATTAAAATCAAACCCAATTTTTGTAAAATAAATTCAAAGACTGTCGATGGGATAGTAGATTCAAAATCACTTGCGGATGAACCGGGTATTCCTGAATTAGATTTGCTATACAATGATGTATATGATTTTGAATCTGGGAAATTTAAATCAATGTCCGATAATATGAAAGGTCAATATAAAACTGACCTACAGACATTCTATAGCGCGTTTACTGGAAACAAAAATATGCCGGATGATGTATCTAAATTTTCTCAAATTAAACTACGAGATTATCATAACAGTGCAGGATGTCAACCTGGAAATGTATATAATCGCGAATATGAAGGTACTACTGGTGGGAGTGAATTATTTAAACAATACGCAGAACATGTTAAAACCATGATTGAAAACGCAAACTCAAATCAAAGTAAATTATTAGAAATAATTGATAATTTATTTGTATTTACAGTAAACAACGAATCTCTTAAAAAAGAGATTACTGTAAATCCAAAATTAGATGATAAACTATTACAAGAAATGACAGACAAATCTCGCGATATTATTATTAAGATGTATGTGAAATGTGAAGAAGATTTTATAAAAGGTTTACAAATGTTCGAGGCAATTGTTGAAAATCAATTAAAAGAGGTGACAAAACATCAAATTGATAATTTAGAAAAGAAAATAGAGAATGTGCTTACAGATAGTCCTACTGATACATCAGGAGAATCCGCAACATCACCCGAACTTCCGGGAGCGGTAGCACCACCAGTAGCAGCACCAGTAGCAGTAGCACCAGTAGCAGTAGCAGTAGCACCAGTAGCAGCACCAGTAGCAGTAGCAGCACCAGTAGCAGCACCAGTAGCAGCACCAGTAGCAGCACCAGTAGCAGCACCAGTAGCAGCAATAGGTGGAAAAAAAAAAAGACAAGGGAATAAAAAAACTCGTAAAAAAATTACTATTTAAATTTATTTTCTATTTTTCTAAATATTTCATTATTATAAATTAAACTACCGGATGGTTTATATTCTTGTATAGGCTTAAACTCCTTTTTATTTTCTGTAAGTTGAGCAGGATTATGAGTATTTAATAGTATATTATCATTTGATAATGACAATGGTTTATTAGCATTTTCATTAGGATCAATTACATTTCCATGTCCGTCTAATACGACACCCATCTTCTTTTTTATTTCTGTTCTTACGTATCCAGGTATCCAGTTTTTCCAACTAATAAATATGAGATTGGGATGATAATACTTAACATAGAATCCATTTTCACGTAATTTCTCATGAATATAAGCAATACACGCTCCTTGATCGTATTTGGGTACTCCAATCATAACTTCAGGAATAACGAACCAACAATGTTGTTCGTCTATTTTTTGACGTGATGTGAGTTTAATTTTATTATGTATTCGGTTCAATAATTTATTAAATATATTCAGCTTGCTAAGGTCATTTTGCTGTTTTTTATCATATAGTTCATCCATGTTAATTTTCTCAGAAAAGTCATCTAATTCAGGTAAATTAAAGATATGAGACATATTAAACTACCATACGAAAAAAAGTTTTAAGACTAAATGCATTAATTCACTATATTTATGACAATTAAACATTTGGTAATTTCTGGCGGAGGACCAAATATGCTTCAATTATATGGAGCACTAAAATATTCAAATCAAAAAGATGTCTGGTCTATTGATAATATACAGTCTATACATGCCACTTCAGCGGGCGCGGTCGTTGCATTACTATTTATGTTAAAAATGGATTTCGAAGACATTGACAACTATATGATTAATCGTCCATGGGATACATTATTTCATATTTCAGCCCAACAACTTTTACAATTGATTACTAAAACTGGTATATTTAATATATCGGCACTTACCGAATTCGTTGCACCATTATTGAAATGTAAAGAATATTCTAATAATATTACCTTGCAAGAATTATATGACGCAACTAATATTGAGTTTTATACTTACACATCATGTTTAAACAGTTTTGAAGGAGTTACTATTTCATATAAAACACACCCAACTATGCGCGTTATAGAAGCAATATATTCCAGTATTTCATTTCCATGTTTATTTGAACCATTTCATTATGAGGATAAATGTTATTTCGACGGAGGTATGTTCTCAAATTATCCTTTAGACAAATGTATAGAACTATTAGAAAGTAATAATTCATCGAACGCACAGATTGATTACGATGAAATAATGGGAATTTGTAATATTCTTGATAAGAATATACTGGCGGATAAAAAAACTTCATCCGCAATAGAGATGAATAATATATTCGATTATTTTTTTGAGTTTATTAAAAGGGTTATTAAGAATTGCGATACCACTAAAATAAACTATAAAATTAAATATGAATTGTCCTTAGTTTTCATACCATTTACATTATCGAGTTGGAATGATTTGATAAATTCAAAAGACACACGAAAGAATAGTATGGAACTTCCAATGGAAATTATTGATAAAAAGTTAGAAAACGATTGGAAATCAACCACTGACGATGCTTAATTATTAAGCACTTCATTGATAAATCGTTCCATCGTTTCTACATCTGGTTGAGCATCAAATGTAACCAATTCGCCATTCTTAGATAATGTAATTGTAGGGTAGCCTTCAATATTGTATTTCTCTATAGCCGCCTTTACTGCTGGGTCTTCTTCGTCAGTACAATTGAAGCTCACAACCTTCATTTTATGACCGTTAATTACCTTACCATTGTATTTTTGCGCCAGTTCATCGAATGCTGGTTTTGATTTGGTACAATGAGGACACCAGTCTACATGAAACATTGTCATTTCAGCATAACCATCACTTTCGCCTCCTACATTATCTTCGTTGGAAAATTCAGTATCAGCATTATTCATTTTAGGAGCAACATACTGGTTATATACATAAATAATTGATGCTAATAAAATGCACGTAATCACAAAATACACAAGATATGATATCGGAATGTTTTTAATTTTAGAGAGAATCTCCATTGATATAATTAAACAAATAAAATAATTATATCAATACGAATTAAAGATAAAAGGGTTTATTAACTATAATGCTATATAGAACATTTCATGGAAAAATCGTATCAATTAATAAAAAAGATTTTCACAGCGATTCATCTTATTATGCTAAAATAATAGCATCTGTGTTTAATAAAAAAATAGATCAGAAAAATAACACAGTGAAACATATCACAAAATTATTAGAGTAGTATTTCATACATGATTATATAAAATAGTACATCAGTGCCATAATGGAAAATACAAGTAATACATTTTGAATGATTGTTCGTTGAATATATACATGTTTTGTTTCTAAAATATCCATTTTCAATTCTTTAATAATAGGATATGTTCCATATACAATAATAAATATAGTGTACGACAAAACCGCCAGTATAGCTAATTTTCCTATCATGTCTATAATATATGGCATCTTATCAGACGTAACTAAATAAAGTGTAATACTTACGATACCTACTAATAGAAATGTACATGAATGCTTAGTAGATTCTGTATATTGTAGTAGAAGCGATTTTTCATCCATTCTTATTTATAAATACCATATAAAAAAATGATTTAGTCAAATCCAAAATTAATGTGAAAAATGTTTTCTATGTTAATAGTAATAACAAAGAAAATGCGTAATAAAACAACCAAGAATTATAAAGGGAAAACACGAAAAAGAACATCCGTAAAAAATAAAAAACGTGCGTTCACTAAAAAACAATATAATAGTGGCGATGGAATGTTAACGACCGTTTGGGGACCAGGACTGTGGCATTATTTACATACAATGAGTTTCAATTATCCGGTCAATCCCACCACTCAAGACAAAAAATACTATAAGAATTTTATCGTTAACCTACAATATACACTACCCTGTAAATATTGCCGAATCAATTTGGAAAAGAATTTCAAACAAATGCCAATACGTCCATGTCATATGGCAAATAGATCGGCGTTTTCAAGGTATGTATACACATTACATGAACATATAAATAAAATGCTACATAAAAAATCAGGATTATCATATTGCGACGTTCGCGATCGATATGAAAATTTTAGAGCACATTGCAGTGATGATAAAGTCAAAAGCAAGATTTTCAAATTTAATAAAACAAGGAAAAATAGAAAAGAAAAAGGATGTACCACTCCGCTATACGGTAAAAAGGCAAAATGTGTTATTAAGATTGTTCCTCAGGAGGAAAAATGTAAAACACTTCAAATAGACGACAAATGTGTAAAAAAGTCTCCGGTCACTTAAAAAATTGAAATGATAAACTATCTCATATATTTACTATATACAAGCTTACATCATGTACCAAAGTCAACCACATAAAACACTTCATCAGATACAACTGGAAAAATGTGTCCAGAACGCACTTGCGTTTATTGAGACACGCACAGAACTCATTCAGTTTGTTATTGATCGCAATAGCACACTTACTGGTACCGGATTTATGTTCAGTAGTTCCCCGCTCATGACTGAAATTGGTAATGCGCTTGAAAGTGACGGGCATTCTGGGTCGTCTATGGCATTAACAATGCGCGAATGTCAGTGCATTCTTAGTGAAAAATACGATACTCTACCTCTTCATAAAAATCCTTTCCCATTTGATACTGATGCTGATGCTGATGCTGATGCTGATGATTATGATTATGATACACCCCTTGAAGTTAATATCAATGGCTGTAGTGGATGTATCGATGATCAGCCAAATCAAATGGCGCATATGGAACCTGGTGGATGTCTATATGAATATGATGACTTTGATGATATCGACCTCGTTCCACCATTTGTTCCACTCACATATAATGTTAATGATGATACACCTGAACCTAATGTAATTGAAGTAGAATCTGCTGGTATTAACGGAATCGGTAGCGATATGTTGGGACAAAATTGGTATACTAAAATGGACGATAATAATAAGGAAATCATGGATGTATGGGCTACTGCTGGTCCAGATGCCGCTGTAAAATCAATGTTTACCGCCGATGATGGTGTATCGCGCCTATCCTATTCAGAAATGCGGTCACGTTATGGTTAAAATTCTATACAAATAAAAATTCTATACAAATAAAAATTCTATACAAATAAAAATACCTTTTTTATTATCATATAAATAGATAAAACATATTTATATCATATCATGGATTATCCTGTCATTGAAAAGATTCTCGACTATAACCTTTTTGGTAATGTTGATTCCACGCGCGGAGGACCAAGTTCTGTTTTAATGGATCCACCACTTCAACACCAAGACCATTATAAATGGTTACGTGACGATTTACGTACAGATCCAAAAGTAATTACTATGTTACATGGAGAAAATAAATATACAACTGAAATCATGAGCAGTAGCGAAAACATTCAAAAAGAAATATACGACGAATTATTGTCGAATGTTCAACAAGATTACGATAGTTACCCATTTCCTCATCGTTCGAGCGGATGGGGTAGTAAATTCTACTATTTTACCAGAACAGAGACAGGGAAAAGTTACCCAACATATTGTCGTATTGACCAAGAAACGAAAGAAGAATCTGTTCTTGTAAATGTGAACAAATTAGCAGAAGGCAAAACCGCATTCGATTTATCTGGATTTAAAGTAAATGATGCCCAAACATTAATGAGTTATGGGGTCGATTTAACCGGTAACGAAAAATACATGCTTTCTATCTATAACATTGAATCTGGTGAGCAAATTGAGCATACTATACCCGAAATAGTTTACTGTTCATATAAATGGTTGGGAAATACTATTTTTTATATGCAAGGTGATGACCAGAATCGATTATACCAAGTATGGAAGTATGATATTATTTCAAAGGAACATGAACTCATTTATCAATGTAGTGATGAACTACGAAATGTATCTATTGATATTTCAGAAAACAACGATTATATGTTCATTTATGAAGAAAGTGTCGAAACAACCGATATGTATTATTTCAGTTTGAAAGAAAAAGACACTTGTACTTCCAAAACTCCTATTCATTTTACACAATATGTTACTGGCGTTAAATATCAAGTATCGTATCATAATAATAAATTTTTTATCCTTACAAACAAGGATGATTGTCGCAACTTTAAAATTATGGCTACATCTATCAGTAATACCGACATGTCCAAATGGTTTGATTTTATACCATACGACGAGAGTAAATACATTGAAGGTATCGAAATCACACATAAATACATGCTTATTGAATACAAGGAAAATGGAAATAGTTTTGTTGAGGTGTTTGATCACTTGGATGCTACCTCTCATATAATTGAAATCGCCGACACAATTAAAAATATGGGACTCGTATTATCAATTTATAATTCGGACAGAATTGTATATTACCAGAATTCCTTGAAAAAACCCATGACCTATTATGAATATGATTTGACATCCAAAGAATCAAAGGTACTTCGAGTAAAATATGTTCCTAATTATGATGACACATTATATGAAACCGACCGCATATTTGCGACTGGTCATGATGGTGTTAAAATTCCTATTTCACTCATTTATAGGACCGATATGTTTAAAAAAGATGGCACAAACCCACTCTATTTATATGGGTACGGTTCATATGGTATTACTGTTGACCCCAATTTCAGAGGGTCTATCCTGCCGCTATTGAATAGAGGATTTGTATATGCAATTGCTCACGTACGTGGCGGAAGCTTTCTCGGATATAAATGGTTTGAGGATGGTAAAATGATGAATAAATTAAACACATTCAAGGATTTCATTTCATGTGCTGAACATGTGATTCAAGAAAAATTTACCGGCAACAAAATGATCACTATTGAAGGACGTAGTGCTGGTGGACTATTAGTTGGAGCAGCATTGACAATGCGTCCTGATTTATTTAGAACAGTTATTGCTGGTGTTCCGTTTGTAGATGTAATGAATACCATGTGCGACCCCAGTATTCCACTTACCATTCCAGAATGGGAACAATGGGGAAATCCAAACGAAGAAAAATACTATGATTATATTAAACAGTATAGTCCGTATGATAATATCAAAGAGACCGCGTATCCTAATGTATTGGCTTTGGGTGGATTAAATGATCCACGTGTTGGATATTGGGAACCAGCAAAATTTATTGCCAAATTACGTGAATATAATACCAATCCTGATAGCTTATTGCTACTTAAAACTGAAATGGAACAAGGTCATTTTGGACAAACAGACAGATATAAATATCTACATGAACTTTCTTTTGATTATTCATTCGTACTAAAAACATATCAACATTAACATTAATCGTGTCGATTATATAATAAAAATATAGTATGTTTATTATATAAATATATGAGCAACAATCAGCGTATAATACCACTATGCGATACTATAGATCTTGATCCAGGCGTACAGCGCTTGTCATCAAGACGCAGTGCAATAAGACCGCCGTCGAAAATAGTCCCAGATTACATAAACAACCAAAATATGTGCAATTTATGCTTTGAAACTGATATGTTACAGCAATGTAAAGACTGTTCGACCTTTGTATGCGAAGAATGTCTTGATAAAAACAAATTATGCAATAAGTGTAAAAAAACACAGCGATTGAAAAGAACGATATTTCACTGGTTTTGTTGTAATTAATCAGATAATTGTATATCTAAAACGTATTAAATATACAATCTATCAGTATATATTAATGTCAAAGAGAGAAGTCGCGTGTGGAGTATTGTATAATAAGGAGGGAAAAATTCTTATGGGGTTGCGCCCATTGGGTAGTCCGTATGCTGGTTTTTGGGAATTTCCTGGTGGTCAACTTGAAGAAAATGAAACGATTGAAGAATGTTTACATCGCGAATGGATGGAGGAGTTAAATCTATGTATTTCTATAGACCGTGAAATATATCAAGCAGAATATGATAATTATCACTGTAGATTTTTCGCAGGGAAAATTATGGACGAAGAAAACGTAAAAATATATGTACATGAGAACATTAAGTTTTTGGATATTGAGGAAATTAAAAAACTCAAATTATTTGACGGTGATTTGGCAGTGTTAGATGCACTTTAAACCGTTTTCTCGCATTTTGTACAATATTTAATCGTTTGAGAACGATCTGGATCTATGTCTATTAGATCCGTTTCCCAAGTATGAACGCAATTATTTTGTATTTGCGAATTAATACGAGACAATAAATCTGCCCGTTTATTTATAACCGATTCGACTTGATTGGAGTGTTGAAAATACTCTTGTAATAATTGTAGATTATTGTCATCTTCATAGTCGCGTTTATTTTTATTAAATATATTGGAGTAAAAGAAATATTTATCCAGGAAACTAATTTCATATTCAATAATCTGTTTTACTGATTGTAATTCACTATTAATATTATCCATTTGTGATAATATTAATACATGCTAACTTTTTATATGAGTTTGTCTAATCATTGTTTCTTCGTATTTATATTATGATTTATTCATAATAATATAAATGAAATTATATGTTATTTTTGTGGTTTATAATAAAAGTAAATAAAATTGGACTACACGCTTAATTGGAGTAAGCAAGACCACCCATACCACTCATGATACGAAGGACGTTGTAGTTGGTAGCATAGACACGGACCTTAGCAGTCTTGGTACCCTCAACAGTGGCGTTACTGAGAACAAGTTGAAGGGTAGCGTTATCAATACGAGAGAAATTACATGTGCCAGAAGGTTGGTGTTCCTCAGGGCGAAGAGCAAAGGAGTAAAGATTGATACCGGTGTCAGGGTTACGGGTGTGGTGTTGGAAAGGTTGGACGAGGTCGAAGTAAGTACCTTCACGCTCAGAGAAACGATCTTGACCGTTAAGTTGAAGCTTAGCGGTAACAACAGGGTTCATACCCCAGCAGTGAAGCTTGATGGCAGATTCGGAAAGAACGAATGTACCGGCATCGGATACACCAACAAGGCTTGAATCGGCAGAAGCGACGTTGAATTGAGCATCATTGTAACCTTGAGCACCAGCAGCACCTCTGGCAGCGGGAGTGTTAGTGGCAGATGAAGCATTCCATCCAGGTCCACCGATAGCATTAAATCCAGCGCTAAATCCAGCGGCAAGAGAAGCAGCAGCAGTAGCAGCAGTAGCAGTAGTAGTACCAATAGAACCACCAAGAGAACCAGCAGCAGTAGTAGCAGCAGCAGAAGCAGCAGTAGCGTCAAACTGACCGGGACCAGCTTGTTGGAAAAGACCCTTAGAATCGATGAAAGCAGAACCGGTACCGACACCAGCGGGTGTTCCGGCAATAGACTCCTTAGAACCGTAAGCATGGATAGCGGAAGGAAGAGCATCAAGGGCATCAGTGTAGTTGAAAGGTTGGGCGCCAAGAAGCTTGAAAAGAGTTTGGGTGCATTCGAGGGAAGCACAGTAATCTACATTTTCATCAGGTTGGACAACCCAGATAAGTTCCTTACAGGGATGATTGAAATTGAGCTTGATCTTGTTACTGGATGAACCAACAGATTCATCACCAGTGAATTGAAGTTGCTCAATGAGGTACTCGTGAGGGTTTTGTGCCATTCTACGACGTTCATCGGTGTCAAGGAAGACATAATCGACGTAAAGAGAAGCAGCAACCAAAGATTGAGCGTAAGCGCTGGTAACCTTAGGGTTAGAAATACCAGTTGAGCATTCAAGAGTAGAGGCAGCCCACAAGCATTCGTCAATAGGACGAATGTCAAGGTTGATCTTGACTTCGTGGTATTGAAGAGCAATCAAAGGAAGGGCAAGTCCGGGATTACGGCAAAACCAGAATTGGAAAGGAATGTAAAGAGTTGTCTCGGGAAGAGCGTTACGGGGAGCACACACTTGACGAGGAGCATTGGAGGTACAGGGACCATCGACAGCAGCGAAATTGGGGTCGGTGATGTATGTAAGTTGAGTGGTGTGACCAATCATGGCGTTGTAACCACGTTCTTGTTCAGCAGAGATAGTAAGTTGATTCCAGATGTGCATCCAGTCACCATATTGACGGTCAATACGTTGACCACCAATCTCGACCTCAACTTGAGAGATAAGTTGATGTCCGGGAAAATCTAACCAACGAGAGAAAACATCACCAGTAGTGTTTTTCATGTTTTGGTTGATTTCAGGGAGAGTTACCTGTAAGTATGTTCTGTAAGCAAGATCACCATTTCTGGAGACTGTGCAGGTGACACGGCGACCGAAATCGGCTTGACCGTTAAAAGTTTGTTCAATAGATTCCATTGCGAAATTTGTATGACGACGATAGGTGACTTTCCAGAAAGTAATTTGAGGATTGCCAGTAAGATAAACATCTTGTGCGCCATAAGCGACTAATTGCATGAGACCACCTCCCATTTTTTATAATATTGCTAAAGAAAAAAAAATTTTCATTTTGCTATTTAATTCATATTACTATTCAAACCTAAATTATTAATGTCAAAATTATCTTTGATAAATCTACGTAAATAACTATCCAACATTATTTCTTTTTCCCCTTCATGTTTTTTAATAAAAATATACTTATCATCATTTTTGCTAATTGTCCATCCTTTTTCCAATGCGTTGTATAAAAAAGCCATTTTTTGCAGGGTAACATAGTCTATTTCCATTTTTTCTGCGTTTTTAATTTTTATATTTGTATCCATTTAATTAAAAATATATTAAAAGATATTAATTTTACCTTAATAAGTATTTTAAAAAGAGTTATTAATAACTATATAAAGTGAATGCCTTCTTTTAAACCTAAAACTAACAAAAAAATTGTTATAAACCAGAAAAATATTACTACTCTTGACAGTAAACATGAAGAAATTCTTCAAGGTTTAAATGATGACGAGTGTAGTTTACCTGATTTAAAACAACAATTATTTATTTTAGAAGAAGAATTAAACGCCGATGATACATTATTGGACAGAAAATTAGATATCGGGGACGAAATTAAAGTGCTAAAAATAAAGATGAAAAAAATTAAAAAGGAAAAGAAAAAATATTTATTGGATAATTCAGGATATGTATTTGATTATTTCGAAAATAAGAAGAAAATTTCTGAAGGTGGTAATATTACACGAGTATTAGACTCTTTTTTCAAAATAAAAACTGACGACAGTCAAAGATCCGAAGAAGCCCAAAGTTCCAATAATTCGATTGTAAATCAATATTTATCAAATATTGATACTGCTTTTTTCGATATTAACAATTTTATTACCAATAGCGATATTTGTAAAGCCTGTCACAAAGGAGAACTCATACCCGCTGAACATGAAGGTCTTATAATATGTAATAACTGCAGTATTTCATCGAAATATATCATTGAAAATGATAAACCATCATACAAAGAACCGCCCAAAGAAGTATGTTTCTATGCGTACAAAAGAATTAATCATTTTCGCGAAATATTGGCGCAATTTCAGGCAAAAGAAAGTACGCAAATTCCACCGGAAGTATTGGAAAATATCAAATTGCAAATTAGGAAAGAACGCGTCGAAATTATCCATCTCACAAATAAAAAGGCGAAGGAAATATTGAAGAAACTCGGATATAATAAGTATTATGAACATATTCCATTTATTAAAGATAAATTAGGTATTAAACCTCCTATTATGAGTCAAGAATTAGAGGAAACCTTGTGTAATCTTTTTATGGATATTCAGGCTCCATATGCGAAATATTGTCCGGACGATAGGGTTAATTTCTTGAACTATTATTACACTGTTTATAAATTATGTGAATTGTTGGACCAACGACAATTTCTACCATTCTTTCCAATGTTAAAAGATAGAGAGAAACGTATTGAACAAGATGAAATATGGAAAAACATTTGTTGTGAATTAGAATGGGAATTTATACCCACTATTTAATAGTTAAACAACGTAAAAATATAATGTTGTATATAATAAAATGATGAATATCTTTTTATTATTAACCGGTTTATTCGGAGTTACCGCCCGATTTAATGAGTTCGTACCTTTATTGGACACAGAACAATATCAAATACAACATATTGGAAATACATCTTTACCAGAATCATTTTCATGGAGCAACGTAGATAATGTAAATTATTTGACTAAAAATCTCAATCAACACATACCTGTTTATTGTGGCAGCTGTTGGGCTCACGGAAGTGTAAGCGCATTATCTGATAGAATCAAGATTATGCGCAAAGCGGCTTGGCCCGATATTAATCTTAGTATTCAATTCTTATTGAATTGCAGAATGGGAGGTTCTTGTAATGGTGGCGACCATTTAGCCGCATATAAAGCGATTCATGATTATGGATCTATACCGTATGACGACTGTATGATATATCAAGCATGTAGTATAGATTCTAAAGAAGAAGGATGTAGTGACAAGTCAATGTTTGAATGTACATCAACCAATATATGTAAAACATGCGACACCTTTACATCGAATGGAGGGACATGTAGCCCTATCTTACAATATCCTAATGCCACTATCGAGAGTTTTGGAGCAGTGAAAGGTGCATCTAATATGATGACAGAGATTTACAAGAATGGACCTATTGCTTGTGGAATAAACGCCGAAGGAATCGTAGATTATGCTGGTGGTGTATTAGATGTGCCAAGAACACTAAAAATGATCAATCATATTATTTCCATTGTAGGTTGGGGATATGACGCTACTCTCGATAAACAGTATTGGATTATCAGAAATTCATGGGGTTCTTATTGGGGTGAACTTGGATTTATGAAATTAGTATTAGGAGAGAATCAGTTAGGTATTGAAAAGACGTGTGCCTTTGCAATGCCTGGAAATTGGACTATGAATAATGTACCCTGTTTCGAGGATGGTAGTAATTGTAATTAATCCATTAATATTGAATTTAGATTGGAATGCCATGAATTCATGTGTTCTTTTTTAAATTTGTGAAGTTGGATGATTTTTTCCAGATCTTCGATAGAGGAATCGAACTTTGATTCATCGCAATATAAACACGCATATCCTTTTCTCGAACACTTGGACCGCACAAATACAATCGGTTTCTTCTTTTCTGATTGACTATTCATTTTTTGTAAAGCGTCTAATAATGACTCGTATTCGTTTACCACTTTTACTGTAGATTGTAAATAGTCCATAAAACTATCGTCTAATTCATAGGAATGATTCAATTTATAACTGATCATTAATGATATAATAATTAAAGATTTAATATATCATTATTTTTCATAAAATAATATTTATGAGCAGGCGAATTAATTATTTAGCGGGGAAATCCAACAAGATTAGCACCAATACCGAAGCCAGCACCAGAGCGAGCAGACACAGCCATGCTGGGAACGTATGTATCTAAAATAGAGAATGTTGCGGCAGCAGTGAGAGCGATTAATGCAACCTCATCTAAGTTAAGAGCCTTCTTGGGAATAGCATAGGCAGCAAGAGCTACCATTACACCTTCGACTAAATACTTAATTGCTCTTTTGACGAGTTCACCTAAATCAACGAATTTGTTATCCATATTATAAATATAATTAAGAAAAAAATATATATATATTCGTTAAAAAACTTAAAAGTTATTAGATAAGGATACTAAATGGAACAATCCAGAACCACTCCTTATGAACCTATGTTAACTACCGAGGGTAGTACAAACCCTAAATATGTGGACCTTTTAGAAGAGGATAAAGCCATTGCCGGACAGAAATTTGCGTGTATCTCATTTGTATCTCCCGAAAATATTTTGAAGAACAAAGAACTTTTTATTTTCCAAGAGTTCCTAAAGGGCTGGGACTTATCTAAATCTATCGAAAAGTTTCAGAAATTTACTGGTTTTTTGTCCTATAAGTACAATTTAAATGGACAAAATGTTATGACCGATTTAGAAGAATTTATTAAGACTGAAAAAACTTCTTTATTTGATACCACACTGGAGGATGAATATAAAACATTTATTGATAAAAATGAATCGAGAATGAATGATTCTTTTAACGATACATATAACTTTCAAACATCAACACGTGGCATTAAAGTACGCGGTGTATATCCCACTCAAAAAGAAGCAGAACTTCGTTGTAAAATGCTTCGCGAGATTGACCCTAATCATGATGTATACGTTGGACCTGTTGGACTTTGGATGCCATGGGAACCTGAAGCTTATAAGACTGGTCGCGTTGAGTATCTTGAAAACGAGCTCAATCAGCTTATGCATGAGAAACAAACGAATGAAGACGAGGCTAAAATGGAATTCGACAAACGTCTTCGCGATACAAAAATGAAGGCGATTGAAGAGAACAAAAAACTCGCGTCACAAACAGGAAATAAATTATCGCAAAATGTCGATTCTAACGGAAATCTAATTGGTGTTAATTTGGATGGGTCTAATGATGATATTAGTGTCGCAGATATCAGGAAAGAATTATTTGAAAATGAAAATGTGGTAGTTGGAAAACATGATTATGGACTAAGTGAATTGGAGAAAAGTGGCACTATCACTATTGATCGTGTCAATAATACTATTACTGATAATTTGAACGGTCTTGCAGCTCAAACAGCCATTGATACCGCGCATAATGTTACTTCCATTACAATTGGCGATACTGAGCCAGTAATATTAAAAACTGCCGAACAACTAAGTGAAGATGTCATGCATAATGTGACATCCATCACAATTGGCGATACTGAGCCAGTAATATTAAAAACTGCTGAACAACTAAGTGAAGATGTCACGCATAATGTGACTTCCATCACAATTGGCGATACTGAGCCAGTAATATTAAAAACCGCCGAACAACTAAGTGAATCTACTACACAAACCGTAGGTACTTCTGAATCTATCACATTCACTACTGGTGTTTCGAGCGAGAAGTAAATATAATTACCTGTAGTTTTATATAAATTAATTTTTATATAAAACGTATTTAAAGATTGTCTTGTATTTGATGTTATAATGAGTAATATTTGCATTGGAATAGATCTGGGAACAACATATAGTTGCGTAAGTGTGTGGCAAAATAATACAGCGGAAATTATTGCAAATGATCAAGGAAATAGAACAACTCCTTCGTTTGTTTCTTTTACAGAGCACGAACGTCTTGTAGGAAATGCGGCAAAATCGAATAGTACAGCGAATCCTACAAATACCGTGTTTGATGCAAAGCGTCTTATTGGTCGCAATTTTGATGATCCTACCGTACAGAAGGATATTGAACATTTCGCTTATACAGTAAAAAGTACACCAGACAATAAGCCTCTGATTGAGGTAACCTATAAAAATGAACTAAAACAATTTCGTCCAGAAGAAATTTCGTCCATGATTCTTGTTAAAATGAAAGAAGTCGCTGAAAGTTATCTTGGTACATCGGTAACTAATGCTGTAATTACTGTTCCTGCATATTTTAATGATGCACAACGTCAGGCAACCAAAGACGCTGGAATTATTGCAGGACTAAATATATTGCGTATTATTAATGAGCCTACTGCTGCTGCTATTGCATACGGATTAGATAAAAAGTCAAAAACCGAGACAAATGTTCTTATTTACGATTTGGGCGGTGGTACATTCGATGTATCTTTACTTTCCATCGAAGACGGTGTATTCGAAGTAAAAGCTACTGCCGGCGATACTCATCTTGGCGGCGAGGACTTCGATAGAAGATTAGTTGAACATTGTATGACAGATTTCAAACGTAAAAACAAAATCGATATAACTGATAACAAGAGAGCGATGCGTAGACTACAAACCGCATGTGAAACTATGAAGAAGACATTATCGAATGCTACGGTTGCAACGATTGAAATCGATGCATTGGCGGAGGGAATTGATTATAACACTATTATTAGTCGCGCTAAGTTCGAAGATTTATGTTCGGATTTGTTCAGAAAAACAATCGACCCAGTAGAAAAGGTAATTTTGGATAGTAAAATCAGCAAGAGTGGTATTCATGAAATCGTTCTTGTAGGTGGTTCTACCAGAATTCCTAAAATTCAGGAATTACTGTCAGATTATTTCAATGGTAAAGAGTTGTGTAAAAATATTAATCCCGATGAAGCAGTTGCTTATGGGGCTGCTGTTCAAGCGGCTATTCTATCCGGCAATAAAGACGAAAGGCTGAATGAACTACTTTTACTGGACGTGATTCCATTGTCACTTGGAGTGGAAACCGCTGGCGGAATCATGACACCTGTTATTAATAGAAATAGTACTATTCCTATCAAAAAATCACAAGTGTTCAGTACCTATGTAGATAATCAACCAGGCTGTACGGTTCAAGTATTCGAAGGCGAGCGTCAATTCACCAAAGACAATAATAAATTGGGCGAATTTCAACTGAGTGATATTCCAGCAATGCCTCGCGGTGTACCCCAAATTGAAATTACATACGATGTAGATGCAAATGGCATTCTACATGTGAGTGCTGAAGAGAAATCATCCGGCAAGAAGGAGAAGATCGAGGTCACTAATGACAAAGGTCGCCTTAGTGCCGAAGATATTCAACGAATGGTAGATGAGGCAGAACGATTCAAAGAATCAGACCTCAAACTCAAAGAGCAATATGAATCTAAGTCTTCGCTTGAAACGGCTCTATTTGGTGCAAAGGATATAGTAAATGATTCGCAAAAAAATAATAAATTGGAGGAAGATGATATTAGCTCTATTTCAGAAAAGGTGACGGAATTCCAAGAGTGGTTGGATAATTCTACGAATGAAGAATCATCTGTATACCATGAAAAGAAAACCGAATTGGAGCAATTCCTACAACCATTTGTGATGAAACAGGCAGCAGCATCTAATATTCATGAAACAGATGATACGGATGACCCGGTTGACGTATCAGAAATGGAGGAGGAATGGTCGCCATCAATTGGTGATGTGGATTAAAGATGTTAACAAAAATTGAATCGTTTTAATATAGTATACTCATAGGTATAATGGACCAATCAGATTCAAATTCTTACTACGTAAAACATAATGTTGAATTCAAAGAGTATTCTATGCAGCAATATGTATATCATTTAGGTATTGTAAATGTCCCCGAAATTATTGAATATGACGCTATTAGTAAGATTATGATTATGAGGAAAATAGATAATAATAATTTATCACATAATTATGGCGAAGATGCTACAGATATTCCTGATGAACTATTTGAACAAGTCGTCAGAATAGTACAAACTCTTGTATCACATAATATCGAATATCCCGATTTAACTGGGTATAATTTTGTAGAAGATAATGACGGTAAAATTTGGATAATTGATTTTGAACATTCATTGGTCACATTGTCAAAATCGATTGATAATATTAATATATTAAATATTTGTAACGGCGACAAAGAATGGAACCCAGATTTCAGATAATTTATAAATTGAAATGAAATAATTCAAATTATAAATAACAAATGGTAAAAATAAGTAATACTTATTTAATTATGGGACAAACATATAAATTTTACACGTGTATTCCCTATAAGAAATCACTAAAAACATTCACTGGTACATATATAGAGACCAGTTGTGGAAAAATGCACGTTTTTGGATATAAGGATAGTAGTATATGTATGAAACAACATGAATTATGGACAGTTCCTATAGAGTGGATTACAGATGTCATGGTAGTATCAGATGAATAATTTATGATAGTTACTTACATGATTTACCATGATGATTTTTTAACACTAATTTTTGGACCTGCGCTTTTTCGTCGTGCTGAATTTGGATCATATGATTCATCTTCATCGTCCGAATTAAGATTCTTGGATAGTTCCCAGAATTCTTTGGACCCTAAACGGAAATCACTGTGATTTTGTGCCTTATACCAGAAAATCTGATCATGTAATTTGTTCGTTTTGGCATTATTATTAATCACCAAACACTCATAATTTTCTGTACATTGATCCATGACTTGACAAAACGATTCGAACGTCGGAAACATGCCTGCATAATTCTCCCAAATTCGCTTACGATTTGTAATATAAGGTTCGCGTAAAATAAATACATAATCGATATTCGTTCTTAGATTAGGTGGTATACCTAAAGGATATTGCATTGTAATAATGAGTAGAATCTTCCAGTGACGTCCATTCATAAATAATAATCGCATCAATTTATCTTTTGACCACGATGAATCGTATAAGCAATCATCTAATATAACAAATGCTCTTGGGTCAATAGTGGTTCTTTTGTATGCTTCTACTTCTTTTTTCATTTGTTTCATTACTGTCCTCTGTCTCTTAAGAATATTTTCAATAATAGCTGTATTATATTCATCATGAATGAATAATTTTGGAACATGGCTACTATAAAATCCATTCCCTGCTTCTGTTCCTGAAATAACAGTACCTATAGGAATATCTTGATGATAGAATAATAAATCACGAACTAAAAAAGATTTACCGGTATCACGACGACCTATCAATACAATAACAGGACCAGTACTACCGTTTTTATCATCCGCATGAAACTTAATATTTTTCATGTCAAATTTTCTCAATTCTAATGTCATTACTTTTATTTAACAAAAAAACTATTCATAAAAAACGAGATAATAAGTTAAAACATTAGAGAATTTATATATTCAAAGGTTAAAGAATTAATGTTCGAAATGAACTATATTAAGGATAATAGCTGTGCTGATTTCTCTGAACCTTTAAATGTGACAAATATTCAAAATTACAACCCGATTTACAATTTGTTTTTTAAACTAAACGAGTCAAACTATAACAATATTCAATTAAATGAACAATTTAAACTACAACAAATAAAAAATCGTGTCAATCACAATTGTTTCTCATGTGAACTACAAACAACCGACACATCGATAATTACAAATAAAGACATGTTTATCAAATTTTCACCTATCATAGATCCTACAAAGTATCTCATAGGTAAATATAATACTGAAAATAATGACCTATTTAGTCTACCTTCAATAACTGAAAGCAACGATATTATATCCAACAAAAAAAACGCTTACAATAACTCAGCATACACCGACGGATTCTTTTCATTTCTCTCCAGTAAATTATTACACAAACATGATGTTTTAAATGCAAATGACTATTATGGTTCCTTTATAGCCAATCAGAAAGATTTCCGCTATAATGTATTCGATGATATTGAATATCTATGTGAATCCGACTTTTTTCATGATAATAAAGATGTATTATTCACATTAGATGAAGCATTCTATGATGAAGCTGATAATAATGATAGTAGAAATAACAAAAAAAAAATACAGATTAATAATAATAATAATATTTCATTAAAATCTGTTGAAGCGTTTAATGATGATATATACGATAATATGTTTACTCCTTCGATCGAATCTGAGAATGATAGTAATATTGATGAAACCGTTATATTGGATGACAACCTGACGGAAAATGCTCTCTCTTCCATAAATTTAAATAAGTTATCGAATAGTAGAGGAAGCTGTAAAACATGTTCGTCACATTCATCATCATGTTCATCCAGAACATCTGTTACAGATAATAACGATAATGAAAGTATGT